ATTCGTCGTTAGAAAACAATTATTATGACATTATTTCAATGAGTTATCTATTTTTATCGTGTACAGAGTCACAATCGAAACAATAGCCGCGACCCATTTAGGGTTCTCAACTACGATAAAAGTGCCCGGTAAGAAATCAAGCTGCTTTAAGTCATATGCATTCTTTGGTGTGACTTCATTCGCAAATGAAATTTCGGCATGATCCATATTGCTTGTAGTATGAAAGATACGGACATGCTCAGGCATATGTTCATATTTTGAAGTGAGCCATTGCCCAATGGTTTGAGCCTGCTCAATTGTCTTTTCTTCAGACAAAGCGTCTTTTTTATAAATAACTTTAATCATAATAACTGACCCGATTAAACCCCATTTCCATCACAACCTCTTCAGGCAAATAAGTGACTCCGCTTTCCATGAGGTGAAGAATCTTTTGCCCACGAAAAAGCCCCACATGCGGGGGCTTATTTCTTTGTCTCGGATGGAAGGCGACTATGCAGCCTTCCTTGGGCATGGGTAGCGGATTTAAAAGTTTTAACCGTGAAGATAAAAAAGTAATTTTGCCCTTAGGCTGCATAAAGAGTTCAAGCGCTTCAGCCCGATCTATGCCATATAGGTCCATTGCAGCTTCATGAACAAAGTGAACACAGTTGTAGTGATCCTCGTCATATTGCCTATCGAGCAAATGATCATGACTTTTCATATAGCCCCCTTCAAACCACTAAAGCGATCCAGTGCAAAAATGTCCCCAGTTTTAGTGGTATTTAATCGTGGTGATTCAGCCTTGAATGTCACAGCTTTATGGTTCATGGCGACACTTGAGAGTTGCAGTCCAAGTAAATAAAACATTGGAGAGTTCAGATTGTCTGAACTGTAAATCCGGTAATTTACGGTTGGCTTTACATCTGGATATTGCCCTTCGATTACCCGTTCAAACTCATCAGGCATCACATCACCTAGACCAGAGATAGAAACGGTTAATGTCTGGTCCAGATCACCAAGCATTCCGGATCTTTGTATAGAGACTGGCAAGAACTCATAATAGACCTGACCGGATCCTTCCTTATGTTGTACATAGACACCTCGGTCATCATTACGGACTACCCGATAAGTATTCATAAAAGAAGGATGTGATAGCTCAATACACTCCAGTTGATAGACATCAACTTTCCGATTGAAAAAGAACTTGGCATATTCGTTATCCATTAGACCTCCCAATCTTTAATTAATGCTATATCGGCATTCAGGTTAGGCTGGTTTTGAACAACTTCGAGCTGCGCGTTCACACGATATAAGTTGCCGTTGACTTCATTGGTCTTGAACGAGTTTGGAATGAAATTGCATAGATATTGCTGACGTGTTCCCTGATCAATCACCAAATCCGCATAAAATGAGGCTGGTTTGTTCTGGTAGACCCGCCAGAAAGCCATCATTTTATTGAAATCGGTTTTACTTAAGTTCCAGTTCACATCAACAATGTGGCTGTTACGTTTCACATCGATGTAATAGCGACCACGACCGCCATCCATCTGCTGACGTTTCACATCATCACCCGGTGTTACGCCATAGCCGCTGGTCTGAGGATTTAGCTTTAACTTGTACATAACTTTCCTTCAGGTAATAAAAAACCACCCCGAAAGGTGGTTTGATGAAATAAGGTTTAGATATTTAAATTAATTACAAAAACGATTTAACATTAAGAAATCGATTTAATAATAGTTTCTTTACCATCTTCAAAAATCTCTTTTACTACAAACTTGCAGTAGGCTTCATCTTGAGATGGTTCAGTCAGTAAAGCTGGATTCACAAAATCTTTGATCTGTTTTAAACGGATCAATTCATAATTTCCATTTCTTTCCAACTGATAGTCCATTTTTACATCACAACTATACATAGTAGTTGACCCAATAACAGAAGTAAGCCTGAAAGTTAACTTCTTATTTGCGGGTACTTTAAACTCAAAAAACTCTTCACCATTATTTAAACTGATTGTGGGTTTAGGCATATTTAATTTTTTGGGCTCATGCATAGAGCCATACTTTGTTAAATTATTTGAAATCTGCTTAGTTATTAGGTTTTTTGAAATTTTTTCACCCTCATTATTTTGATAAGTAATATAGAACTGCACCATGGGAATATTACTTCTATAAACCCTTAAATTTGCAGTATTTCCCGAAACATCATCCTGATACATATTTGTGGATCTTACGAGATTATTTACCGCAGGAATGGCACATCCCGTAAGGCCTAAAAGTGTTGTAGAAATTACAATTATTTTTTTCATGTCTTAACCATCAATTTTAATGCCAACAGACTCTATCACCTTGAAATTTAAATATTATGAAAATGAACCCTCCGAAAAGGGTTCAAATTATTAAGTACGATTTCTTCTCGCTGTCGTATTCTCAGTCAAAGACCGACTAATGGTTGAGTTTGGATTTGCGATTTGATCACTTACAAGCTTAGGTACCGTTCTTGGAAGCTGCTTATCCAGTTCATCTTTAACAATGATCCGGACTGTTTGCTCGTCCAGTTGTTCGGCTTCAACTGTCGCCCCACTCACCTGATTAATCACTTCAATTTTGAAATTGATTGTCGGTGAAGCTGGCTCAATTGAAGGCATCATCTCAGCTTGAGGGCGTGAAGTACTTCCTAAAGTAAAGTCCTGAACATCATCCAGATTTGAACGATCCTGAACTAAACCATTGGATGAGAAGTAGACCTTGCCATCATGGAATAAGTCTAAATTTCCAGAAGAAGCTAATTTAGGTGTGTCTCTATTACCCTTATAGATAATCTGAGTATCTTGAACCGGTTGATTAAAGATGTCAGCCTGCTTTTGGCTTTCTATAAAGGCACTAGAGCTCATCATTGCACGGCGCATGACACTATCTGCCAAGGCATTGTTATTGAGAAAAGCTTCAGGGTTTGCACTCTTACGCATTTTCTCGACTAAGCCAACACCGCCCCAGCGTTTAATATCTTCTTGGGACCAGACCACCTCTCCTTTATGGACAATACCAGCAGGCTGATATTTCCCACCTGATCCAGTGTAACCACCGTCAGCAAAGCCTTGATCTTTAATTGCCCGGATGTTTGCAATGATGCTTGCACCTTGTGCAATAGCACTTGCAATTAATGGGATATTTGCTGGAAAACCAACACTAGCCGCCTTTGCAATACTTTGCTGAATAGAAATACCTGCAGCTGCAATGGCATAAGCTTTATCAGCAGCAAACATGATCTTGTATGCTTTTGATTGCTCGCCAAACATTGAACCAAACATCGATGTGAGTGAACCCATCATTTGGCCACCAAGAGCAATTTGAGCATTCAATCGATCTTGGTGATACTTATCTTCAATATCCTGAGCATTCTGAGCATATTCGGCAGCGATCTGATTGCGTTGGTCCTGAGCAGCTTGAATGATAGCTGTTTTCCGGTTTTCGAAGTCCTGTTGCTTGATGAGTCCTGCTTCCATGTGTGCATTTAGAACATCTAAACCATTTTTTTCATCAAGATCAGTAGCAGCAAATTGACTATCTGCTAAATCATTTGCAGCATTTAAACGGCTAAATCGTTCCTGATCCTGTCTGAAAAATTCTCCGGTACCATTCATATCCGCTTGGATACCACCCCAGTTTTGAACAGCATTATTCACTTTATCGCGTGTCTCTTTATCCTGATTGGCTTTAGATAATGCGATTAGCTTTTGCCGCTCTTCTATAGAAAGCTTGGTATTCTTAAGAATTTCCTCCCGTTCGAGTCTGTAACGTTCCTGCATGGCTTGCGTTTCAGAAAGCAGAGATAAACGGGCTTGAAACAACCGCTGTTCCTGAGCTAGTTTTAATAACCCTAACTCTTGCTGTTTTTGCTGTTCCAGCAATTCAACAGCTTGCTTCTGCTCAAACTTACTTAATTCAAGGTCATGAGCTGCATTGAACTTTTTACGGTTAAAGGACTCTTCTAGTAACTGTTCCTCGGTTTTCTGGAACTCCTTATAGTCTTCCAATTTCGTTCTAAGGGCTTGTTTGGCTATAGCAATATCATTATCTGCACGACGATTTATTTCCGCCTTTATTTCTGCAGTACGTTCCGGGCTAAAGTTTGCTTTATCAACATCCTCCAGTCTTGCCTTTCTATTATTGTTAATCCGTCCGACTTCACTAGCCACCTCATTTTCAAGTGACCGTTGCAAATCCTGTTGACGTTCAAGTTGAGATTGAATATCACCAGCTGCTTTATCACTTCCTTTACTTGCACCACCTTTCACCTTGCTCTGCATCTTGGGAGATTGATGTAGAAGCTTAAGAGACACTCCATCCTCAAAGATCACTTCACTGACATAACCACCTCCCTTGCTGTCATACCATGTCTTGATATCTTTCACAGCAACATTGGTCGTGATTGGTGTTCCTTCAGGCATTGAAAAATCAATACCTTTATGAAATGAAGAAGCCCCTTTAGTTGGGGCTTTTCGTGGACCATAATTAGAACTGATCTTGTAGGAAGTTAAAGGTTTTCCTCCCGCCTGTAATCGAGCCAGATGTTCATTAGAAACTTTCTGACCTGACAATGAGCCACCATATCGGACGTCAAGATGTGGACCAGTACCAATACCGGATTGACCGGAAATACCGACCAAGCGTTTAGTAAGTTTTGCTTGTTTTTCAATTTCCTGCGTCTGCTTTCTTTTAGCTTCAGTTAATTTATCTTCTCGCTCCTGTTGTTCTTCGATGATCTTGAGATTTCTAAGTGCGCTATCAATTTCATCTTTAGACAAAATTGCACTCATTCCTTTAGCTTTTTGCAGTTCTAAAATGGCATTAGCTTGAGCAACAGTGTAACCTTTATCAAGCCAACCTGATTTATAGATTGAATCAATAACGCTATCTTTTTGCTTGGCTTGATAATCTTGCAAAGCCTTAGTTGCCTTTTCTGCTTCAGTAGCAGTATTTCCTAAAGCATCCGCTTGTTTTTGATGCTGAATTGCCGCATTTTGTGCTTCATTACCTCCAAGTTTCACTTCAACTCTTAATAATTTAAGTTTCTCAGCTGATAAACTTGCTTTAGATGCATTGTCATCATACTGCGCAGCCTGTTTTTTCAGATTTTCATATAGATCTGTAGGCAACTTAATTTTATTTAGACGTTCAATGGCTTCTGTATAGCTGATAGTTCCAGTTCTCGCTTCTTGGGAAATTTTTTCAACCTCCCTATTTCCTCGTGCATAGTTCTCGATATCAATTAATGCAGACCCTACAGCACGCGATGATTTCTCTAATGCTTTATTTTGTGCATTAAAAGCAGTAGTTAAATCATTAACTGCTTTAGCCTTATCATTGCCAGTTAATTTTTTTAACTCCTCATCAGCTTTCTCAGCAACTTTAGCTTGTTCAGCAAGCTTTTGCTTTGCCTCCTCTGCCTTATTATTAAAATAAGAATAGGCTGCCGCTAATCCCATTACTCCTAATGTTGCAACTCCAGCCCACCCACCAATTAATCCAAACGCCCCTTTAGCTAGTCTCCCTGCAATTGAAGTTGCAGTATTTAGCTTAATTTGAGCTGCTGTTTGTGCATTTGTAGCAGCAGTTACTGCTGCCTGTGCTTGTGCGTATCGAGTTGCTGCCGCTGTTGCGCCAAATTTAGCTTGGGTTTCTGCATTTGTTGCTCGCACATTCGCGAGATGAGCTTTTGCTGCATTCAAAGCAGCGGTAGCTTCTGCATATTCTGCTTGAGCATTTAATACAGATGCTTGGCGGCTCGCTAAAGTTGAAGCCATTCCCTCTTTAATAGCAGCGCTCTTCATCAAAATTGCACGAGTGATATATCCAATACCAACTACTAAAGCCCCATCAGCAATTAAATCTAAATTACTTGCAAGAGTTTGAACTGATCCAGCTAATACCTGTGCCGCACCACTTCCCTTACCTGCTTCGCCAACAAATTTTGTGATCTCGTTGTTTAGGAGTGTGAGAGACTGCCCGATTGTGATATCTGTTTTAGCAAAAAGAGCATCAACATCAGATTCTACATTTCTAAGCGCTTTTACAATTTCTTGTGAAGTAATTTTTCCTTCAGCTGCTACTGAACGTAATTCACCTACAGTAATACCCATACCTTTAGCAATAGCCTTTGCTAGTGCTGGGGTTTGCTCCATTACAGAATTAAGTTCTTCTCCACGCAACGTTCCACTAGCCAAGGCCTGCCCGAACTGAACTAAAGCTGCATCAGCAGCTTCTGCGCTTGCACCACTAATTGCTACAGCTTTAGAAACTGTTTCAGTTAAACGTGCTGTGTCATCCATTGTGAGGTTTAAAGTTTTGGCATTATCACTAAAACGCTGGTAAACCTGTAACACAGAATCCCAAGCTGAATAGGTTTTTTGAGCAATTCGGAAAGTGTCTTCCGTTGCTTTATTTAGTTCAACTTGATTGTTAGTGACTAACTTAAGGCGATTTTGTAATCCAGTATATGTATCCATCTTTGAAATGGCTGAACCTACTGTTAATAAACCAGCCATGTGTCCAGCTAAAGCTCTGGTGGCTACAGACAAGCTGTCCATAGACTTAGATGCAAATTCACCTTTACGTTCAATGCTAACAAGTTCATTGCCTAGATTACGCGCATTACGTTCAGCATTTTGCGAATCAATAACAATGACCAAACGGGATTCTTGTGCCATTTTACTTTCCTCTAGGCAATAAAAAACCCACTCAATGAGTGGGTAGTTCTTTTTAAGTTAAATATAATTACCAAGCAGGGTAGTTAAACCAATTTTAAAAAGCATCCTAGGGTGCTTATGCAAGATATTATTTATTCTCATGGTAACGAAGAATACTAGCTACTTTTTGAAATAAGTAGCCTGCAAGGAATCCATTAAATATAATTCCGATTCCTGTTGCTATCATAACTCCAGACCAAACCGTTTCTTTACCATAGTAAGAAGCTACTTCAATTCGACCAAATGCAAGAATAAATAAAAAACCTGCGATAAAGCCAAGAGCTATTAACACCCACCCGATAGCATTACAAACTTCACTTTCTCTCATTGGTTTATATTGTGGTGCACTCATCTTAATCTACCTTGTTAAAGTTCTTCAAAACTTTGTAAGTAATATCTTGATTAGTGGCATCAATTACTTCCAATAAAGCACCTTTATAACCTATTTGCTTAGATTGGCTTAAATCATATTCAACATCATTATTGAATGCAGGACGTGCTTGATTACTTGAGAATTCACGGTACCCGACATTAATTTTATTTCCAAATTTTCCACTATAAATTAATGTTTGTTGGAAGGAATTATCTGATGCAATTGCTACTGTCTTCATAGTAGCTTGATGTTTATCAGTACAGTTTTTTGCATTAAATACTGTTACTACACAGAGCTTACCTTCAGTATCTAACATAACTACTTTAAATGGGTCAGCTAAAGGGTTTTTCTGAACCATCCCCCCACCACTGACAGTGTTGAATGGCTGAAAATATTGCCCTTTTTCATTTTTGCCTGTTTTTAAGTAAATGCCTGAAGTAAGTGAATAAGCAAAACTAATTTTAATATTTTCAGGGACGTTTAGAACTTCACGATCAACCACCATTCCCTGTTCAAGCATTTGATCCCCTACAAATGCTTTATTAACTGATCCAATTGGCGGTTTGCTTATATTTTTAGGTATAGCTTGATAATTATAGGCTGGAGTAGCGCACCCCACCAACCCAAGACCAATTAAACCCGCAGCCAATATTTTTTTCATGAATTTCACCGTTTGTTATAAAGTGTACTAACTTTAACAAACTGGTTACTAAATGTCACATAAAGGAAAACCACCCGAAGGTGGTTTCTATCAAATAAAACTAACTAAGCTATTTCACAATTGGTTTGATGCCATGAATGGTTATTTCCATATGAAAAACTAATTTCACTTGGTACTAAAGTTCGTTCCTGATGATTTAATGACTCAATCATACTTCTTAGTTTGCCATCACCTTGAACATGCTCTTTATATAATGCACGAAGTAATAGCTCAGTAGGTTTACCAATTAAACCGCGATCAGCTTCCCAATGTCTAATACTAGTCTCACTGACTCCTAAAAGCCCAGCAAGATTCTTCTGTGACAAGTTTAGTTCTTTACGTAAAAAACGAATTTCCTCACCATTCAAGTCAGGCTTTTGCGTAATTAAGAACAACCCAATGGCATTATGAAGCTCATGAACAGATTCAATAGATACGAGTTCACCATAGTCTTCATCATTTTCAATTGTAAATCCATTGCGCAGCCAAATATTGCTCAGACCGCATTCTTCATAGTGATACATAATTTAGCCTACTCTCTAAATGTAGTGACTACTACTGAGAATTCACCGTTCTCGCTCTGCTTGATTGCAACAGCTGTTGTTATGTATTCGCCTGCAGTGCGAACAGAAACATTTAACTGGCAATCACCACGAGTATTTGGGTACGGCCCCTCAGTAATATCTCCATGCTCAAAACAGCAAATAATTTGCTTCATAGAGATACAGCGTTCTTTCATTCTTTCTTTTGCATGTGCAGTTAACTTGATTTTGCTAGTATCTCTAGCAAATGCTCTAAGTTTTTGTTTAGCTTCAGTTAATGTTAAACACATACAAGCAAACACCAAGGTTCTTGGAAAGAGTAAAAGAATGCTGAACCGTCAAATATTGACGGTAAGGTGATTATTCATCATTTGATAATCACGCGCAACACCTTAAAGGTAATTTTCTGTCAATCCAGATCAAGTATTTTGTAACATCGACTGCGTTATTTTGAGTCGCGTTTAAGAGCAACTGCTTAATTGTTTGACGTTTTGACCAAATTAGGCTTTTCAGTCCCTGGCAATACCTAATTTGGTCACTTACCTTTGCTTTTGGTTGATATCTTCTTATGGCACTCCTCCAAAAACAAATTATCCAACGCAAAAATACAGTCATTAAAAATATGAGCAGCCACTGGCAAATCATTATGCTCAGCATAGACATTGATAGCCTGCTGATCTAAAGATAACGGTATGCTTTGCTCATAACGTCTGGATCGACATATAGTGCTAAATGCCGAAAGAATTGAATCAGCCGCATACGAATATTCTGGCGGATCCGGAATACGGCCGCCTAAGAACTTGATTTGCTCGATTTCGTGCGGCGTTTTCGACGCATACGTTTTTTGGTATTTGTAGAGCTCCATGACTTTCCCAGAATTAAAGCCTTGTCCTTGTCTGCGTCTTCCTGAATCTTCTGGGCCTGTTCTTTAATGAATAGCCAGATTGAAATACCAATATCACCAAGATTAAGAAGCTTTGAGGCATTCTCAGGTGTATATGGCTTTTCGGACTCAACAGTTTTACCGTCTACGATTTCGGCAAATACCACACCTTTCCAGTCTTCGATTAAGTGGGCCGCGCATGCATCCATTAAAAGCTCGTGGTAAAGCTTGGCATCTTCATCTTTGACCATCACATCATAGCCTTTAGACGAGATCTGGTTTCCTGCCCGTTCAATAGCTACCTGAAAAGGCTTATAAGCGATACCACGGACTTTGAACTCAGCCTGTACATCGCCATCAGCACCCTTGTATTCACACCATTTTGATACGTCTGAGCTTTTAATAATTCCGACTTTTAAAGCCATAACAACCTCTAATTTTTAGAAATAAAAAAGCCCATGGGTTTCCATAGGCTTTGTTACTGAATAAGTTGATTACACAAGAGCACGTACAATCGTTGGACTGGTACGCACTTGGGCAAAATTGATATCTATTGTAATAATGTCATCGCCACCACCATCAGGGTGATTTGCTTCCTTAACTTCAAGTTGCGGGAAGTTAAACGAGTACTTACTGCCTTTGGTATCTGTAATATCGAAGGTCAATGTAAATACATCACGGGTTTTAATAGCATCAATCCAAGAAGCAGATGTTGCTGAAAACATGAAATTAGCATTTACGCCAATATCCATCATTTTCTCTAAGTAAAACTCAGGCGTGTACTTACCAGAACCGATACAACGGATCGCTTCCAGATTATTACTAAAGTTGATGGTAAGTGTCTGCAGACAAGCTTTACCCTGAATTGATTGACCATTAATAAGTAGCTTTTCAACATTTGGCATACTCACCAGAGGGCGAGTCGATGCTGGAATAGGATTTGTAACAGGATTAACCTGCTGTCGCGTAAATGAGCTACCTACTAAACCAAAGTTACCAGTGATTTTGCCTGTGGTCTGGATCGTCATTTCACCTGTATTCACTTGAATACCACGATAAATAAAGACTTGACCAATATCTTCAAAGACTTTTACCAAGGTAAGAGACTTACGTACTCCACCACCAAAACTTAAAGCATTTGCAGCCCAGTTATTGAAAGCGAGAACATTTAAGAATAAGTCAAAGGTACCTAGTGATAATTCAAACTCTAGTTGACCAGTTACTTCGGCTTCCGTTACAACAGCGCCTTGGCGAAAACGTGAATCAACTACTTCACTGCTATCTTCAGTAGTAACATTTTCAGTCAAACTATCAGTAACACGGCGAACGGTGTACCAGACTGGATTTGCAGGAGTTGTTCCTAAAACTGCTTCCTCACAAGCATATAATCGAATTTTTGCGCCTGAACTCATTTATGGTTCTCCAAAATTTAGGCAATAAAAAACCCGCTGTTTAAGCGGGTTATTAAAGTGTTTCGTCTGTTTCTGAGATTTCTGGCGGTTCCACGCCATTCATGGCTGCAGCAACTGCCTGAGATAAGTTAGTCGGCTGGAAATCCACTGGTGTTTCACTCAACGGCTCTTCAGGCTCTGGTTCAGGTTCTTCATGCAGACGGATATCAATCCAGCGGCCTTCTGGAATATCAAGTGGATTTTCGAGATCAGCTACAATGGCTGCCTTTTCCACATCAAACTTACGTTTATAAGTTTTAATAGAAAGATCACCATTTTCTAAGGTTGAATATTCAACTGCTACTACCGTATTACCGTTGGCATCCTTAGGTACTTCGATATACCAACCTTCCTGTGCAAAGCCTAAAGAGCCCTTAATCAGATAGTCACCAGTGCCTAATTTGTCAAAAGTGATCGGTTGCTTGGCAGCATCGTTATTTAGCTCAATATGACTTTGGAAAAGCTTAACGACTGGTGAAGCGGCTTTAATAAAACCATTTCCATCAGTTGTAGTATTTTGTGCAGTCAATAAATTAAACCAATTAGACCAAGTACCACTATTATTAAATCGATACTTCAGGGCAGAATATGAGGCAGCTTTCCCAAGCTGAAATGAATGACTTCCATTTGTATATAAACCCATTGAGCGTCGGGTACAGTGTAAAAAGAAACCATAAGGACCAATACTATTACCAGTATCATTTGTTAAAGTGTCATCTGTTCGAAAAAAACCATTATTAAGAGGAGCAACCATATCAGATACACGAGAACCTTCAGCCCCTATCCCCCAATCACCGACTCTTAGTGCTCGTCCCGGCGTAGGATCATATTGACTTGTTGTTGACGCTAGTACAGCAGCAGTTCCTAACCCCAAATTCATTCTAGCTGTCTGTGCATTATCAGCTCCTAATCCTCCCTGAGAAATTGATAAAGGGGTTGTAAGTCCCTTAAGCTCACTAATATCACTATTTACCCCACTTGCAGCTGCGCCTAGGTTAGCTCGTGCACCAGCCGCTGTAGTTGCCCCCGTTCCACCTTGAGAGATAGCTGCAGTACCAACTACTTGAGAAAAGTTGGGTGCCAGATTGGGAATACCTGACGCAAATGGCAACATAAACTGCCGCTTGCCCTGTGAGGCGTTATATGGGAATGGCCGATGATCCCAACTAAATTTAAAAACAAGATTTGCCATTATGCTGTTACTCCGTCAATCACTTGGAAAGTCAAAGTTTCAGTGTGCTGTGTAGTGCCACTAACTACAGCTTTAATATCCATCTGACACAGCCCTAAAGGCCAAGTTGCAGTGCTTGCACTAGATTTAATGTTCAGCCACCCTTTCTGTGTGCTTTGGCTTAATGCAGTACAAGTTAATGTGGCCACAGTAGCACCATCAGCCAGAGCTTTAACCTGTGAAGTGAAGGTATAACCTGTAAGATCAATTGCACGGCGCACATCATCTGGTGGATATTGCAGGGCTTCATCCATATCAACTAGCTGAAGATTTAAGTTGAAAGTGTCACCACGCTTAAATACAAAATTGCTCATAAGTGATTCCTATAGACATAAAAAAACCACCGATGAGGTGGTAGTGATTAAGACATAAAGTACCTCTCAAAATGGAGGTCTCATAATTCAAATTAATTAATATCTAGGTTTATATCTCTTGTTTCCTCCACTCGTAATACAGTAGTGCCCACCTCTAGGACCCACGCAATAATCCACCACAGCACATGAACAATCACTATCGTAGTAGGTTTTTTTCTGTTTTCTTTCAGAATGATGAGGATGAGATTTTAAGGCCTGATAATTATTTGACGTGGTTGATCGAGACTTTTGTTTAAAACAGCCATCCGTTTCACATAATAGCTTTGTTGATAACCACTGAGGTGATGAGGAATTTAAGGAAATACGTGCCCAGTTTCCTTTCATCTCATAAATATCAACTTTTTCCCCACGTCCTAACTTTCCTACTACTTGACCGTTTGGTTTATCTCTAATATTTAAAGAATTAGTGTTGATATATTTTGATTCGATAACTTCCTCTACTGCACTCTGCGCATTTTCTGAGTCTGAAGTTTGTTTTGGAGAGTTATCATTGCCTGAACCAAAAATCCCTAAAGCTACTAATCCTGCGGCACCCCAGCCTAAAGTTGATTTTTTCATGTTTTACCATTTGTTATAAATTTCCATTACTGTAACAGAATGTAATCACAAATGATAATATGCTGAGGTCATTAAAAATAATCGCCTTGCAGTAGCTTTTTCTTGAACTCAAAGCTCATTATCTAAATCGACACTTACTCCAGTAACAACGTTATGTTTAGGCCCTCCGAGACTAACAACATTAGCCAAGCGTATATTCACATCAGAAACACATAGCTTGTTTTCAGATTGCCATTTGCTCAACTCAACAGACATAACATCTTCAAGATGCCGTTCCAGTTCTTGCCGTTTAATTTCGATTTCTTCTAAAGTCAGCATACATGACATATCAATTCACCTTGTACCCAATGCTCACATTATACTGAATGAAATCAGCATCTTTACCCGCATAAATAGATTGGCCATTCAAACATTCTAAGTGTTCGATTGTGAAATATTCAAAATGAGCAAGTAATGCATCACTCAATTTTGTGATTTCAATTATTCCTGAATTGGGACGTGCAAAGCATTGAATCATGATATTACCGGTACGGCGAGTACATGGCTTATCTGCAATGCCAGAATTAAAACTGGGACCACCTGCAATCGTTAAGCGGCACCAAACACCATCTTTAGGTACATTAAAGCCTGGAGCATTTGGATACTGTATTCTGTCCTGCGCAATACCAGTAAAGCTTTGCATACGATCAATAATAGCTTGCCTTGTTTGCTCTAAAGTCATTGCCATCTTAACCACCGTACTTTTGAGAAATAAAGTTAAACGTGAGGCCATAAATACCTTGTGGTGCTTGATCAGACCAGCCGTTTTCTAAGCGGGGTGCATAAGCTTTATTGTTCTGGATATAAACCAAATTGCCCAATTTAATCTTTACAGCTTGAATTGCTGCATCTTGAATTGGGTTTGTTTCAGGTTCACGCACGCCGAAATCAGCAGATCCAATCGAAACAATATGTGAAGCACGGTATGCTCCAGTATCAACAGGACTTAAATTAACTAAGGATTGCACGGTATCCATGACAATATTCTTTACATGTGCTTCTGCTGCTTTAGACACATCAAGACTAAAACTAGTCGGCTTTTTCCCCTTCCACCCCATGACTTTTAACCTCGCTTTCCTCATACATCTTAAAGAGATCCTGAGCGATCGCCTGAATTGAATAAGCTTCAAACTCAGAGCTCGGTTCTCGTTCACCCATGAGCTTTTTAATCTTTTGCCAGACATGAACAGCTTCATGTAAAAGCAATCCATACACTTCAATCTGATTTCTTTCTGAAGTATCACCAAGCTGAACAACTGCATATGCACCTTCGGAATAGAAATCAACCTGAGCTGCAGCCCCTTCAATAGACAAGAATTGATCGACCTTATTCATGTCCTCAAATAGCAAATCCATATGCAGTTGATTTCGAACTAATGTGTAATGCACATGCTGAAATGGTGAGATAAGCCACAAAGGAACGTAGTTTGTATTTACCATTCAAACTCCTAAATTGCGCCCATTAAAAAACCCACCGAAGTGGGTTTTAATTTATGCAACTGAGCACTTTTCTAATTTTAAAGACCAGTCTTCTCCAAATCTTCGATTAAGATAGTTAGTAATTTCTTCTTCGTATTTTGGAAATGTTGCCTCAGTTACTACTACAGCATTTCGACCACCTGTAACTCCATATCGGTCAAAGCCATTTTCAGCATCTCTAGAAGTTGTATTATTTGAAAGATAAACTTTTGCCTTACCATCTTTAATTAGACTAGCTTTGCCTCTTACATTTGGGCATTTCTTTTCTGGGATTTCAATGACGATTACATATGCTTGAGTTGCCATAATTTAATTACACCTTCTCAATTATGAAATCAACGCCAGTTGTCATTCCACCACTAAAACTATGGGCAGTTAACTTAGCAGACTCTTCATCATCTATTTGACCAAATTCTACAGCTTTTTCTTTTGAATCTGTTGTAGTAAGCAATCCCTCATTGTCTGGAATTAAATATTTACCAGAATCGGTTAACTTAACGATATACCCCATAATTTCCCCAAGAAAGTATTTTAAAAATAGGTATATAGCTTAAATCAACTAAATTAATCAATACAAGCTTATACCTTCCTCAACTGACATTTCCAAATAGTAGAAGCTGGATCCTGTTGAATATGAATTACCCGGAATGAGCCTAAGGCTGTTAACCACTCATCATCAATCTTTGGCTCTTTGGTAACTTCATTCTGCAGCACTGTAGCCTTTTTATCTGTGGCCAGTACTCCAAGCGTCTGAATCTCATATTGACTGTATGAGCCAAACAGAACGCCACGACCAGAATAGTTTTCTTTAACTTCGACATAAGTTTCAGTTTTAGGATCCCAATCTTTTCTTGAGATCCGGTCACAAGTAAATGAATGAACGGCGTCCGCTAAATCATCATTAAATGCTTCAGCAATATCTGCCTGAATTTCTTCACGTAAGCCCATTTAAATTTTCCTGACAAAAAATACAGCTTTTCGTTTGCTGTAAGGCTTAATCAAATCAAGAATGAATTGTTCGATTGCACTAAGCTTTACTGATCCGTCCTGATATTCCTTTTCGGTCTCAACCGTATCAGCTTTGACCTTCTTACGTTTTAGTGCCTGTTCCTGCCCTTGATATAGATCACCTTTCATAATGCCCTTGATGATTTGATAGGAGGCCGTTTTTAAAGGTTCAGGTACTTGGGTAGCATCTTCATAAGGCTTAACGTTACGTGCTAATAGATATGCTTCGGCCATTTGGAGGTATTGAGCCTTATCACTGGCAGATAAAGCATCAAAGCCTTCAACATGTTCTATCGCTTCTTGTTCAGTGATAAAGCTCATGAATTATTCCTTTGGAATTAATGCTAAAAGTTCATCTTTTTTAGCACCTGCTTCAAATGCAATGCCTTTTTCAGTTAGTACAGCTCGAAGCTCATCTACTTTTAGACCAGCATAGTTAATTGGTTGTGGTTGAGTATCACTTGGTTTTTGGTCATCTTCAGGTGTTTGACCACCTTCACCTGATTCAAGTTCAGCAATACGTGCTTTCATTGCTTCGGTATCATTTTGAAAGGCAATAAATTCGCCCTTTACTGTTGCCAGTTGTTCTTCGAGTTCAGCAATTTTTGTTTCTGTCATTTGTTGTCTTTCCCGTGCACGGTTAAATGATGAAAGTCCCATATGTGGATCTCCAAAAAGATAAGGCGGTGTTACCCGCCTTTTTGTTATTTGATCTTGTGCTTGAATGCCACAATACGGATCTGTTTAGGATCGTAGACACGTTCCCAGTTTGCGGCTGTTGCTAGACCAGCATTATTAGGTGCAATACCTGTATCACCTGCCCACTTAATGCCACGAGGATGCAATACAAAGTGACGGCGGTTAATAAGAATATCTGTACCTGCTAGGCTGTCTCGGTCAGTCTCTACACCAACTGGTGCACCAATATCTTGGAAACCAATCGCACCTTGGCCAAACAAGAAAGAGGTAAATACATCACCATCCACTGGCATACCGTCATCGACAATCACACGGCGATCCATAAAAGTTTTGTAAAGCACCACACCATCAGCATCACGCACAGTTTCAATTAAACCTTGCTTGGCTAGTGCTGCCATTGTGAATGAGTGCATTGAAATCGCTGTTAATTTATCAACAGCATCTCCCAATTTATAAGATGCATCGATAAATGAATGACCATCAATTACGGCTGCTGCTCCAGTACCAGCCGAAATGTCATGGGTATTACCTGCCATGCTTGCAGACCCAAATACACCTTTAAGTGTATTTACGGTAAACCCCTGAAATTCACGAGCCCAGTAATCTGCTACAAGATCAGCAATCGCACCCAATGGGTCATCACCAGATAATGCTTTAGATAAATCATTTGCACCCCAAGCCTTACCACGGGCATGCAAAATAGCAATATCTTTACCAGCCGTGATGTTATTTACCCCAAGAGCTTTACCATCTGAAAGTACTTCGGACTCACCGCTTAAATCATTCCAGAAAGGAATATTTACTGTGGTACCGCCTTCTGTACCAAAAGCGACTTTTTCATCAAGCTCCCCAACAATGCCTGACTGCCATAATGCAGACTTCTCGGCAGTCTTATTTAATACGTACGGAGTAAATAACTCAGGTACGATTACATCAGCAATTTTTGTCTCAGCCATTAGGCTTTACTCCTTAAAGTTTAATACCGTGTTTTGCCGCTAGCTCTTTAGCTAGTTGCGGGTTTTCATTTCGTAATTGCGCCAATTTGGTCATATTTACCGAGCCATCTGCTTTGAGAATGTCTGGCTGACCTTTTGAATTGTTGCTACCAGGTGCGCCCATGCCATTAGGTTTAGGCCAGTAATACGGTTTTTGCTCGCGTAGAGATTCAACCCATTCTTTTGGGGTCATCGGTGTTTGGCCGTCTTTACCAATGACTACTTCCCCGTTTTCATCAACTGCCACAGCTTTGCCGTTTTCATCTAATGCAAACTTTGACTGAGCTAAAAAGGCGATATCAGGGGTCGCTTCTGGCAATGCTTCAAGTTCAATTGCAGCCTGCACAATTTGGCTTTGAATTACTGATTGCTTGAACTTTTGAGCATAAGCTTCGGCTTTATCGGCACGTTCTTTTTCGGCCTTCAGTAACTTTTCATGCTCTTCACGCATCTTCTCGGTGCGCTTCTGAATCACTTCGTTAACCTTGCCTTCTGCGATTAATTTGGCCTCTTCATCCTGGTCAATTTGAGCAAAGACTTTCTTAACAATTTCAGGATCAATTCCTTCAAATTGTTTCTGAAGTTTTTGAAGTTCCAACTTTGCATTCTTAGCAGCATCTCGCTCGCTTTGAAGTGCAGATTTCAAACCTTTTGGATCTTCATAACCTTCTAAGTCGAGGCGAAACTTCCCGTTTTCCTCGACATATAAAGCTCGGTGTTCTTCTTTGATTGCATCAAGTGAATCAACAATAAATGGCAATGACATGTTCAAACCTCTCGTTTGATTGGGTAAAGACTTATCTCAAGGCATTAAAAAAGCGCCCCTAAGGACGCTAAATTTCGATTGAAAACTTAGTAATTTGTTGCAAATAAACGGTAGCCTTCTAGCTCCCAAAGTTTATTTTCAGCTGACTTTTCTGCATTTCCACGAGCCATACGCTCACCAATTTCAGCATCAAAGTTTTCAGCATTCACACATGCACTAAAACCCGTTGCTAGGAAAAACTTTCCATCTAAAAATGCATGGACAAAAGTAGATGTCGTGCCACCGGGGCGTTGCTCAACCGTATATGTAACACGCTCCATCAATGAATCAATTTGCGCTTTAGTTACTCGGGGTGCCACAGACTTTTCAGCTAACTCTTGCTCTGTTACTTCTTTGATCATTTTCTTCTCACAAAAAAAGCACCCGAAGGTGCTAAGGTTAAAAATTAAGTTCTAATTGATGAGTGCAATCGCTTTTAATCTTTCAAAAGTAAAACCATAAATTGCCATGGCTCTTGAAATCTTAATTTGAAGAAATGGCACCAGAATTAATTTTGTGCTCAGAATATATTGAGCATCCGACATATTGATTTGCTTTTCAGACATTTGTAGTACCTTTCGCTACATTTGCTTTGTTTGAGTCGGCCTTGGTTCATCAGTCAGTAAGCGAACACCATGAGCACCATATGCTTCAAAAGTTACAGTAATTGTTGCAGGTCCATTTAAGGCATCAGAATTCATCTGTACTGCTCTTTGTCCAGCTAGTGGTTGTCCAGTTTCTTCATCACAAATAACCAGATAACCTTTCAAAGTAGGGTGACGCTTTAGCACTAAATGTCTTGACTCACTCATAAGCCCAACTCCTTAAAGGTTTGCTCATCCAACTTTCGAAGTTGGTCCAATGTATATAACCGCCCCTCTGGATCGAAGAACTTATCAAAATCAAATTTTCCTTCCTTATAGAGCTTGTAACGTTTCGGCCCCAACCATTCTCTTTGAAAGAAATCATCTGTCTTCTTGAAGAACTCTCTAAACGTAGTATTGGCATCTAGCTGCCCTATTAACTGGCTACGCTCTTCTTTCGGGATGTCTTTAACTCGACGTTCGTCCATAACAAATGGCCGTTCACCAACTAATTTCCCGTCTTTCTCTACAGGTACCAGAATACTTCGGCAATTAGGATGCAACGGCGGTACGCGCTTTGCCGGATCGTTAATCTCCCATACGGAACCATCAAGAGTTGCGCAAAGTTTTGAAGTTCTTCCGTCTAAAGTTGCTACCAGTCTTACGTATTCAAAGCCAATCTGGTTAAAGCTATTGAGATAAGCTTGATTGGCTACATGACTACGAACTGTTCTCACCGTACGGTCGATATCAGTCTTACTGCTACTTAGAAGCCCATCCTCATAATTAAGCCGCTTGGTGCCGCGAATGCGCTGAACTATTTCCTGATTTGTTTTACCTGAGTTGATACCATCCCGAATGGCATACTCAACTTTTTGGCGTGCAGTTTCAGCAATCTTAGAAAGCAGCTCATCAACCAGTGCTCCTCCCACCAACGGTACTTTTTTAGCTGCTGCATAAAGCTTTTCACCATTTGGCTTTTTGATCTTGCCGCCATATAGCTTCGCCGTATAATTGGCTTCATATACTGCCAAGGCAGTAGCAGAAACTGCGAAAGCTTCAGGTAATGCAGTATTTAGTCCTATAAACCACTGAGCAATCAGATCACGAATTTCTTTAAGATTAGTTGTAGTGTACTGTCCACTTGCTAGAGCCATCTTTTCAGAATCATTTAATTCATCAAGCAAATCCCGAAGCTTTGCCAACATTAATATTGACTCATCATTAAAGATTTTTAGTAGCTCATTAACAGATTGAGAAGACACCCGATATAAGTACGCCTGATGTTGGGTAAGTACTTCAATCAATGATTTATCTTCTTTTGAAGCCATACGTCACCTCTACAACGGCATACTGTCCCGTTCACCTTCAACCCGCTTCACTTCTTCCTGATAGTCGTGAGCTGGTAATTTACCTGTCATCAGGTATTCCCAATATGTGCGGAAAGAGTTCTTTCCGGCAATAGCACCTTCATAAAGTTGTTTGGCCAGATTGATATCGTATTGCTGAACGATAAATTCAGGTTCAACCGTAAATGCATATTTTGTTGAATCCAGCTTTAACCACTGAGCTGCATATTTGATAGCTTGTTCAATAGCTGCAGCAGCACAAGTGACAATGCTATGTAGGCTTGCTTGTTGGTCATCCTGACGCGCACGTCGTGCTTCACCTGATTCTTGTGAGTTGGTATCAATCACCTTTGCTCCAGCTTCTAATGCCGAATTCTTTTGAGCATCCATTTCCTTTTTAGTGAGTTCAATGCCACTACCTGAAATTTCGAGATAACCACACTGAGATTCACTAGGAAGGCTCCAGACAGCCATCACACCAGTAACGCTAATATCTTCATCACCCTCAAGTCCATTAATCCAAGGCTGCGGATGAGCTGTATGGTGAAGTGACTGGTAATAATCCGCACTTAGCTGGTAATACTTGAGTGCTGCCTTGGCCATGGTAAGCAATGGTACCGTTCCAACTTGTGGAGAATTATCGGTCGTTCCACAGAAAACAAACGGCGTGAAAGATAGCTGATTACCGCCGAGATCTGGCGTTTTATCTTCTTCAACAGAGCCATCAAATAACCGTACAGTTAGCGCACCATCAACCATAGATAAAACACGGTGAACCGTCTTTGTATCATGCCCAAACTCATCTTCACTATTTTCGAATTGTTCCTCGAGCACTAACAGCTTTAGATCCTTACGGCCACCAATGCTGTTTTCCTTCCAGTTAATGATTGATAGCGCATCATATAGAGCGAAATATGGCACACCAGCCCCATCAACATCGACAAGCAAACCACAGCGCCCAAACTCTAGCAACTCTGAACAAATGCGAATAAAGAGCTGTTTAAGCCCAAAACCATCATTGGTTGCATTCTCTATCAAACCCTTTAACAGAGAACTTTCAATTACGATGTTAGGTTCCAGCTTTGAAACTAAACCAATCATCGTGCGTAATGCGTCCTGAACCCATAGCGGATACTGAGCTCGACTTAGATAGGCCTTATAAATCTCTCCAGTCGTATCACCTTGCTTTTCAGCCTCAATCATTCCGGCCGATTTAGCTAGGTACTTTGTTTGTGCCTGTTTGATCTGCTCTTCACCAGCAACGGCGTCCCGCATAATCTCCCAGCTTTTTTGTGCAGCAATATACTGCGGATGTTTATCAGTAACTGCCATAAAAACACCAATAAAAAAGCACCTGAGAAGGTGCATTGATTAACGAGAAAAACCAGCGATTGCGCGCCGTTTAAATATTTTCTGAATGATGACTGGGAATCTCTTAGCTATTGGATATCCACCAGCGTCCCCAACGTGGTCCAAACCAGCGCTTTTATCTGGCATTCCAAAATCATCATAGACTTGCTGTTCTAAAGTAGCCGTAAAGTTAGGACACTTGTTTGTGTTCACTTTTAAGTGTCGTTCACCCTCAGCATTCAGAATTTGTGCATTAACTGCAGTGATACGATCTTTAATACCGGGATTCACACCATTAACTTCAACTTTGAATCCATTTTTCTTTAAGATTGCATGATCAGATTCACTGAAGTTCTTTGATGATGTTGCCTGACCTGAAGCATCTGGAATCACAGTAATATCGTGATCTGGAAAGCGCTCATTAATCAGTTGACACATCGTCGGTGTATCTCTCACGCCAACCAGTTCATCTAAAGCTCTTGGCTTCCCTTCTCTAATGACATAAACCACAGCAGCCATTTTAAGCACGTTAAAATCCATACCAATGAGTAAAGGCTCACCTTTCTTAATTTCTTCATCCGTGTGGTTTAGAACTCGATCAAAGTCGGGGTAAACAGCACCACTGGTTAAATTGACAAACTGCCCTCTTAAATAAGCTGAAATTAATTGCGGCGGATAAGACTCATAAAGTGATGATATGTAGTCATCTGGAAGATTAGCTTCATTGTCATAAGTTGAAGCTTGAATCATTCCATAGAGCTTACGCTTAGCCTCTGATTTATTTGCCTCTTTAACAAATTGCTCGTATGTAAACTTAAAACCTTCTGGTGTTGTGGCCACATCAATACCGTTGAGCAAACCAGCTTGCTTATAACGCATACGAGCGATGATCTTACGCCAAGCCTGTTGAGCTTTGACCTTGGCCATAACATCAAGCTCATCAATCAAGGCGTGGCCAATTTTAAAACCTACAATGGTTGCTGGTTTCTCCATAGACCGGCAAATGATTGTAGTTCGATATTGCCGACCATAATAGATATCCACCTCTTTATTGGTTTCATAAACCTTAGTTTTAAGCCCCCAATCGAAAGCAACCTCTTCAATAGTTGGAAAGAAAATGTCGCGAATCTGCGGGTAAGTTGGAGCAAAATAACCCAAAGGTACTTTTGGGAATTCCCAAGCTTTGTTGCATAAACTGGAGCATCCAACCCAAGTCTTTCCCGATCCAAAGCCAGCGACAAATGCGCGGAACTTCTTTTCCATCTGCAAAAAATTAGCCTGAGGTACATTCAGTGTCGGATTGATGTTCGGCATCTTTTTTACTCGCATCTACAACTTGAATAGTTACCTTGACTGGTGTTGGATCTTCATCACCTTCACCCTCTCTTAACTTTTCAATCTCAAGTTGCTTTAACTCAAGATTTAAAAGCATGAGGTCATAACCCTGCATTTCTTCCCTAACCTGTTTAATAACCCCTTGCTTCATAAGCCTGTTGTTCTTCCAGTCTTCATAGATCTTCTGAAGTTCTTTAAGCCGATAGGCTTTATTAGCTAAAGGGATGTCATAAACATTCTTTTTAAAGTCCTCTCGGGTTTTATGAAAAAGGTCTTTATATTTCTTACTTAAATTCTTTCCTGCCGCTTTTGTCGGGTCATAAAGTTGTACCTGTTTTCGATCAATCTCAATGTTAAATTCTTGCTTGACAGCATTAGCTACCTGTTGAGGGGTATCCATGCAGGCAAGCGCTTGAACAATAAATATTTTTACCTGTTCTTTAAGTGCAGCCATACCCCCACCTTTGTCTAGCTACGTCTAGCAAAGAAGGCAAAAAAAAGAGCCATTCGGCTCAGTTGATTACGCAGTTTCCGCAGCATTTTGAAATATCAAGTTTCGAAACAAACGGCGGATTCTTTGCAGCTTCAACGATACGTTTAACGCTTTGACTCGCCCCCCACCGTTTGGTTACACCAACAAACTCTTCGACATCGTGACCAGCTAAATAATGTTTAGGTAAACCTGTTGAGCTACTAAAGATCATTTCACCGTCTTCATCACGTTCTACGCCTATATGGTAGAGTTCATGCTCAAGCAAAGCACAAAACTCACGATCATTTGCTTTGTCGCAAAATGTAGCATCAATGGTGATCAAGTATGTTGGCACAAAGCCGAACCAGTCTCGCATCTGTTGCTCTTGTCTGGCCTTACGCCATCCACCAACATTGAACATGACTTTTTCGCACTGACCTAACACCATAGCTTGCTTGCTTTTATATGCAGAAGAGGCCCAAGCACATGCTAAAAATTCTTCATTATCGTGAAGCAGCTCAGCTATGTGATCATGATCGGGATTATAAAGAGGTCCACCAATAGTTAAGTAATTAGCAACAACCCATTTTTTTAGATCTGGTGCTGGTGTTAGTCTTATTGCTTCTTCTTCATCTGCTTGATCAATAAAATCAGTCGGTGGAAATGGTCTGATCTGCTCCATCTTCAATTCTCGCTAATTCGTCTTTTATCCAGTTAATGACATATCCCGACAAAACAGAGTCTGGATGAAAGCGCTCTATTTTGTAACCCATCTCTTCAGCATGATCATATCGATCAAGACTCCATGCTTTATTTGACAGTTTTCCACTACGCCCACCAGACCAGGAACCGCCCTCAATTTCAATGAGCAAACGCAATTTCACAATATGAAAGTCAAAGCGCCAGTGTTTGGTATGGATCGGCTGAAACTTCTGTTCAAATCCAATCGACAAATCCTCAAGCTCTTCCTTAAGTGTTGCCTCAGCCTCGAGATATTTTTGTGTAGGCTTTGGCAGTGGCCGGCTTTTAGGTTTAGTTTTAGGTTCTTTTTTCCGAGTAAGCCAAAAGTATTCTGTAGAATCCATTATTCTTACCCATAAAAAAACCGCCCTAAGGCGGTGGCTAAAAATAGAGACAACTAACTATTATTTCTTAAAAGTTGCCTTATAAAGCTTTGAATTAAAGTAATCCGTAATTTCTTTACCTTCGGTTTGAATTTTTTCCTCATTTAAAGGTAAAAAATCTAATTCATATTTCAAGCTCATATACTCTGGAATAAATTTCTTTATAGGCGGAGGTGGTTTAGGTCCACCTTCTGTAATTTTTTCGATAAATCCAGCTAACCATAAAATATACTCACCTTCTGAATTATGAGGAGGAATCAAACTCACATCTATTTTTACTTTACATTCATCTAATTGTTTACTAAACAATTCAACAAAATCAATAAAATTATATTTTAATTTAAATTCTGTTCCCTCAATTTCTCTGCGTATACATGTCATAAGTAAGTTCATATTTTCAATACAGTCATGTGAAAACAATTCCTCATCTTTAATTTTGTTATAAATATTTTCCGCAAACATGAGATACTGTGGCATTTCGGCAGCTCCTCATTTTTATAAAGTATTTTTCTTAAGGTAGTCCTATTATAACAATGTTGCAACAAGAAATTTTCCATTTTTAGTTTAAGGAAATTTTAAAAATTATAAAAACGATTATATTCAATAAATTAGTACGAATAAAAGCTAGGGAAAGTTTGATTTTTCTATTGAGCTTTAAAATGGATTATTGTGTTTAAATTATCAATTTAAAAAGCTTGCCTAGTAGGCAAGCTCCCCCTTTTTTGATATTTGCGCTGATCAATAAGGTTTAGGGTTACTTAAAGCAACACACTGATAATACTGAAATATTCAAAAATAAAAAAGCCCACTTCCTATTTTTATTCAGAAATGGGCTTAGCGAAAAAAAACGCTTAGACCTGAAATAGGAAATATCTATTCGGAAATATCTCCAACTTCATATTGGCATAATATTTAAGCACTAGCAATAGGGATTGAATTAAAAATATCAAATATTCATATTTAAATAGATAAAGATTTCTTTTTTTAAATGGTTTTATTTTTAGCCTACATAATTTTTTTACTTATCAAGACTTATAAAGAATATGTGCCCATCAATAGGTAATACTTAATAAGGTCTTATGTGTAGTAACCATTAGGCTCTAGAGAGTAAGAAATCACACTGACTAAAAATAAAAAATAATTAATTTTCAATATCAATGATCATATACTGCAAAGTTAAGTATATTCCAACTTCTCCATTGTTGAGTGCCTCATATAAGTCTTCATCAACAAAATCTCCAGATTCATCATCTAGCCATTTATGAATTTGAATAATTTGTATATTCCCTTTTTTGTCTATTCTTGCTATTGGGTCTATTACGGACCGAACTATCACCTTCTTCTTCGTCTCAACATCAAGCAATGTGATAATTGTCATTTTAAAATCCTTATAAATATCCTGTATAACAACTACGCTCAATCAATAAAGATTTTTATATTTAAATTACTCCAATAGCAATCTTTTCAATCTAAAAAATAAATAAAAAACACTTTAATAGTATGTGCCTATTAGAAAAGATACCTTAAATATTCTACTAGCAATAAAAAACCGCTTTAAGGGCTGTTCATCTAAAATTCACAGGTACTTAATGAAGTTTTTTTTTCTGTCTTTGCATCTTTCTGGGCTCACAAATTTTTCCAATAAAGTTAGTTAACCACAAAATACTTTCTTCACGATCTTCAAAATGAGGTATAAGACTTAAATCTACTTTTATCTTGCGATCAGCTAAAGGCAAACTTAAACAATGTTCAAAGTCTATTGAGCTGTACTTCAATTTGAGTCTTTTTTCTGCAGCTTGATTCTTTATCTCAGCCATAATGCGATTTAGATTAACGATCAAATTATTTGAAATTTTATTATTTTCATATACCCGTTCGTAAACTGTCTCAGCTACATCAATGTAATTTATTAGCTCTACATTCTTATTCACGACATTTGTACTCCGTTTTTTATAATTATCCGTCTAAAATAATGTTTATTTGATTTACTAAATCCTTCGCCTAGGTAAAGATTGTTTAAATTCTGTCACCCTGATTTTAAGTAAATATTTGAATTTATTATGCAATTACTGAGTTTTATAATATTTATATACATCTTTGTTCTTAACGCCCCTTTTTTCTATCACTTGCCCATTGAGTTCACCATCAACGCAAATAAACATTGTACTAATCCATAAAATTATGGAGATCAGCTTAACACAAAAAGAAAAAGCCCCCACTAATCAATAGTGAGGCTTTGCCGTATTTCCCGGCTAGCACATTTAAAAATCGATAGCTAAAAAAAAGCCAACTTGTTAGAGTCAGCTTAATTCAATCGTTTGAGAATCATGCTTGCATAGTTATTGTCCGTTGCAATCTTCTATCATTTTTATTTTTATAAATATAATTTAAACCAGCCATGTGACATTTTGATTAAATTTCACTCAACACTTTTTTTGTTAAATAAGTCACATTTAATCTTATTAATGCACTAACCATTACAACCTATAAACACAATGTGTATCAATTACTTCTGCTTGATTTTGTAAATTACAGTATCCTTAGTTTACCTAACTGCCAAAATCAATAACACAATGGAACACCAAACACTTTTAGACGAATTAAATTCGCAGATTGAATATTACTCAAAAAGAACTGACTGCCCACCAACTAGAATTCGTATTGGGTATAAAACCTATTACGAATTAATGCAGAATCCTAAATTTGCCGATGAAGTATCAAACTCCGCTTTAGATCCAAACAAACGCAAATACAAAAAATTAAAAATAAAAGTTACTAAGGATGACAATCAACTTGAACTTGAATGATTTCTCATAAAAAAGCCTACTCTTTCAAGTAGGCTTTCCCCTTATGACTTTTGCGCTGATCATTAAGGTTTATTGTTGTTTAAAGCAACACTCAGATCTTACAGAAATACTTAACAATAAAATAGCCCCGCCAATAATCGATATTTAGCAGAGCTTCTTAAAGCTTATACAGTTTATCGTGGAAGATATCTTTTTGAACCTGTGCTATTAAGGCAGTAATGTCCACCTCTAGGCCCAACACAATAAGTTCCAGATGTGCAGTAACAAGAGTTATTAGTCGTTTTACTATAACTTCTTGGAGTCCGTGTAGTAGCAGAACTTCTAGTTCTAGTATTATTATAGCCTTTTGATTCTCTTTGAGGAGTTGAGTAAACAGGCTGCCTGTTATCAAAACTCCCTTTTGAATATCTATAGGTGACTGGTGGAGTATAACAACCAGCAAAACTGCACAAATATTTAGTATCAATCCATTGTTGTCTATCCATATTTGGATTTAATAACGCCCATTCATCTTGGTACCAGAATACATAAACTTCACTTCCCCCTTTCAATTTAAAGATTTCTTTGCCATTTGGCATATCCTTGACTGGAGCGGTATCAACACTAATCCAATTTTTAACTGGATTAAACCTTTCAACTTTTTGCTGCGAAAAGTCTATGGACGGTATAGATACACATCCACTAATACCCAAAGTAATAACTAACCCTATTAAATAATTTTTCATTTTATTAACTTCTTAGAAAGAATAATTTTAATGCGAAGTAAACAATAAGCTACCTAATAAAAGCAACATATACTTTCATCTAATTTAAATACATAAAGAAAAATTAAAAAACCCGCTTCTAAAAAGAAACGGGTCAAAAAACAAAAAACTTTCAGCGCAGTATTTGTGACATATCATACAAGTTAGAAGATGTATTTACAATATACTTTAAGCTTAATTTTTTGATGCTCTCAAAATATCCAAAACTCGCTTTGACATTTCATGCAAGTTGGACCCTATTGGTAGCCAAAAATGATAATTAATGTTGTCACGGTTAAAAACTTGCTTGTAGTACTCAGTTTTGAATGATGGATCAATGTCAGAAGCCTTAAGTAATCTGCCTTCTTTTTCGATCACTTGCCCATCTAATTCACCACCAACACAGATATTCATTTTTACCAGCCTGGACTATATAGCAAAAAATAAAAAAAATCCGTACCTTGGGGAAAGTACGGACTAAGCTTTTCAACTGAAAAACACTATAATGGAAATAGACATCATATAGTAAGTTTAATATACGATAAATTTCATGTTTTTTCAAATCCTAATTAAAAGCCCACGATTAAGTGAGCTTTTAAAACAAATTGGTGCAACGCTTATAACTTTGTCCACTATATCAAAAATATGCCATAAAGCGTCTAGACAGTCAACAAGTCTAAATTATGCTTTTCTACTAATTGAGAAGCTTTTAAACGTTCAACGATTTTAATCATTAGATCATTGGCAGTTATAACGTCGATTCCTTCAAATGCTTTTAGTGTTAATTGCAATTTATTATTAATTACATTTGTAATTATTGATATTTTACCAAAATAATCAGGGTAGTATTTCAAAGTTTCATTAACTTTCTCCCGACTAACGCCTTCATATAGTTTTACAGTGTATGTTTTCATTTGAACCTCCATTTTGTCTTAATCTTTTATCATGACCTAATAAATAAAATCTAGCGCAACTCACCATAATTGCGACCTGAGCTTTAGATTGGTTTGTTTCTTGAGCAACCTTCAACAATCCTTTATTTTCAACCTTATTTTTAATTAAACAAATTAATGCAAACTTAGTTGTAAAATCTGTTTTATCAGAATTTAATAGACTTCGTAAAAGTGCTTGAATTTGATCCGCCTCATAATCACTGATCTCACATCGAATATAAGATTTACTTTTTTGTACTTCTTTGCCAGCTTCACGCATCAACCAGTAAATTTGATTGATATGAAGCCCATCTGGCAAATCACCCCCTTTCATTCTAACTGTTTCACACCATGCGCCAAACTGCTCTAACCAACCGTCAATAGTATATTTAGACCAATCCATTTGTTGTGTTTTTAAAACTGCACTCATTTTTCACCTACCAATTGCTCAATTTGTTTAATCGCCACGCCTGCTTTCACTTGCTCTGTGCTGAACCGTAAAACTGTAAAACCCATCATTGCTGCGGAGTTGTATTTCTCCATATCCCCTATATAGCCTTTGCCCCTTGTATGACGGCCTCCACTCCAGATCCCGCCTTCAACCTCAATCAAAATTTTTGTACCAATAATCAGAAAATCAGCTCTCCATTTGCGTTTTGGATGGAACTTATATTCCTGTTCAAAACCGATCTTGCATGCTCTTAAATGCGTTGCCAGAACCATTTCACCCACACTTGGTTGTCTGGCAACTTGCTTTGCTGAACGCCGCTTTTTATTTTTCTTTATCGGAAATAACTTGCGGTATTCAGCAATGCTGACTGATGACATCAAGCACCACCTTTCAGCAAATTTTTCAACTGATTAGCAAAGCAGTTATAAACTCGTGCTTTATCTTGATCGCCAAAAAGGCTTGAAGCATGAGCATCGTGTTTATACTTTTGAACTAGGTTTTCAATTGAACTTCTTAGCTCAACTAAATTCGCTTGTTGTTCTTTTTGAATCTCCCAAGCCCACTTTCCAGATTTACCCTCAAACTCACTCATGACTGGCTCCTTTTCCTCTGGCAACTTAGTCATAACACCATCTGGAAATTTAAAATCTCCATGCCACTTCCCGTTTTCCCAAATAGACCAAATCCCACATTCATCACTGTTGTAGTAATATCCAGCCTGCCAATGTGTCGCACCTTTAGGGCGGCGTTTTAATATTTGTTCAAACATAACCGCCTCCGTATATTGATTCGTAATCAGCAATTGCTTGAAGCAACTTGTATCCAGCCGATTCAGGCCTGTTTTTGCAATGAGACAAGTCATATAGCTTTACATCATCAATGCCGCCCCATGATTCGACCAAATCAACCGACTCCACTAGACGCTTAAGTTCAGAAAGGTCTACAAAATATTTTTCTCGGTCAGCCTTGCTAATCTCTACACTTTGACCACATTGGAACTCGAAACCTTCATTCCACTCAGTTGCGTTAGAAGGTGCTGAATCAACGATTTCTTTCGCGTATTGCAGCCCTTTATCTCTAATTAATTTGGATGCTTTCATACATTCGCCCCTTCAATTAGCTGAAGAATATTTCTAGGTATTGGCATACCCTCCCGACGGCACATCTCTGCATATTCATATGGATTATCAAAAGGATCTGGACCTAATTCTTTTGCAAGTTCAGGCTCTTTTTCTTTTGCCTGAAGTTTTTGTACTGGTGCTGGTTTACGGCCATTAATCTTTAACCGTTCCATCAAAGATTTGAGATGCTTTTGCGCTTCCTCATTGGAAACTGGTATATGCACTTTCTGCTCATTTTTCTGAGCTAATAAAATTGGTTCTTGGTACCAAGCTTGGGTTTTACCCTTCAGTTGTGCTTCAGCCTTGTATTCATCATAGATCTTGATAAATTCCATTTTGGCTTTGTACATTTCACCGTCTTGGATTAGTAAATAAACTTGGTCTAAAACAAATTTGGTCAAGGTTGTAATTTCTTGGTTCTGCTCTCTTCCGTCTGGCAATGTCACTTTTTTGTGTTGAGAGATCTGAGTGTATTCACAAGCCTTAACCCAAGCCTTCTCAGCGCTCCACCAATCATCACCCATGCACATAGCACGGAATTCAGCGAAGTTAGGCATGTATGTATTTGTACTTGCGTAAAATAGCGCTAAGCCTCTTTGAAGTTGGTTAGGTGTAACCCCAACCAATGCTTTAGCAAGCTGCTGTTCAACGATTTGCATTGGAACGGCATTTTTCCCCTCTACTGGAAAATTCTTATTGAACTGAACAGCGTATTTAGTTCTGTAAGCCGCAATTAGTTCTTTCAAAAAACTTTCAAATGGTGCTAATTCATTCATGATTAATAGCCTCCAAAATCTTGTGACACTGGCGTAACGTCAATCACGTTTGAACGGTTGCTCTCAGCGTACATTTGAGTGAAATAACCCGGTTCTTCAGGAACGTTATGAGATTGTGGGTTTTCCTGAATTTGATTTTGGCGAGGCTCAAATACACCCTGATAATTTCCGATAATTGAGTTTTCCAGTGATTGGTTAGCCAAAGGTCCAAACGAGATAAGTTTTTTAAGGATTAGCTTTACTGCGTTTTCAGAAAGTGGTTTTTTGATGCTGATACGCATATCAACAAAATTGTTCCACAGTTCTGAATCTACACATGCAGGTAGTTCAACTGAACGTGGATTAAATTCATTTGGTTTTTCTGTTTTAGGTTTTTCAGAAACAGACCCTCTTTTTTTATTTATTTTTTTATTACTTTGAGAGTTGTTTTTGATAGTGATACTTTGTGTGTTAAAAATTTTTACTAGTAGCGGTAAAAAATTTTTACTAGTGTAGTTAAAATTTTTAACTAGAAGTGGTAAAGAATTTTTACTAGTTTGGCCATAAATTTCAGGTAGTAAAAAATTTTTACTAGGGAATTTAAGCACTAAACCAACGCTAGTATCGTTACCTAATTTGAATGTATTTCCATGAATTGTGCTTGGTTGTTCCACGACTAAACCAACTTTAATTAATTCATTAAGGCATTTAACAACTGTCGGTCTACTCTTCCCTGTAATCTCTTCAAATTGAGTTAAAGAGATGGAATCCATCTCCTTATTCCAGCCACGAGTTTTACGGCAAATAACTAAATAAATTTTGCATGCAGCATCAGAGATTTTATTTAAAACCTCGTCAACAAATGCATTAGGCACTTGAAAGGAATTAGGCACAAAATTACTCATGTACACCGACCTTAGGCTTTACATACCCACCAAATTTTTGAACCAAGTCAGCATTAGCCAAACTATTAACGATCTGCCCTGCTAACCACTGATTAGTGCGAAAACGCTGTGCCATAGTTTGTGAAAATTCTTCACGCGTTATTGCAGCATTATTTTCGTCATAACCTTTGGCTCTTAGATTTTTACGGTTACGATCATGTAGCTCATTGAGAATCACTAACGCTGGATCAAAGAAGGACTGAATTTCCTGAATCTGTTTGTACTCAGGTTTATACTTAAATTAACTATTCATGACACCTCCGCTAATGCTTGCTCTGCGCTTGTTAGCCGGCGTTTGGCGTTGAGCTCTGCTACTGTTGCTGTACGGATTTCTTTTGATGAAACCAGAATCAAATGATTCTCCGATTTGATAGTCCACAACCTAGTCAAAGTTTTGTTTTTAACTTCAAACAAATCATTTGATTTGAAAGTACGGCACTCTTTAGTAAGCACTACAACGTCACCCACTAAAAATTCTGGCTGGTTGCGTTCGGTTGTTTGATTTGATAAATTGTTTTGCATATTCATGGGTTCCTAAATTTGTGAATGCGAAACCACTCCTGTTACAGCAGGTAGTGGTTTTTTATTTGAATAAAATCCGCATGTATTCAGGTGAAGTGAATGCATGTGCTAAATAAACTCGCGTTGCTTCTGCAATTTCAGGTGAGCAATACACATCACTTTCTTGCACAACCTTCAAACCAATGGCTGTCAACAAAAAGCTAATAAACTCAATCTCAGTCCATCCATTTGATTTCTTTTCTGTTTTCATCCGTGAAAGGATGCTTGCATCGACATTTATCATCTCTGCTACTTGTCTTTGATTGCTAGCGTTAAGTGCTTGCAATATGAGCGATTCGTTATTGCTAGCGCTTGCAGGCAATTCATTTAATACTTTGCTCATGGTTTAGTTCCTAAGCGGTTAATGCTTGTAAATCGGCTTTAAGTTTGCCTTTGGTTTTGACTTGCAGGACTGCTTGAGTTCTGGCTGGTATACCGTTGTTTTCCCACTTCCAGAGGGTCACGGTTGAATATCCAGTTTTTTCAGACAACTCTTTCCGATTTTTGCAGCCGTGGTATGTCATGAGGTCACTAATTTTCATGGTTACACCAAGTTAACTATAGTTAATAAACCAAATTTACCACTTGTTAACCATAGTTTCAATAGATCGTATTAACATTAGTTAATGTTTTTGGAATATTTGTTATGTCTTTACACACTCGAATTAGGCAAAAACTTGAAGAAAAAAAATTAAGAGCCGCTGATTTAGCAAGAGCAACTAAAAAATCTCCTGTTGCAGCAAAGAAATGGCTAGATGGAACTAGCGTACCTACAGCAGAAAATTTGAAAGTCATTGCGAAATTTTTAGGTGTGAGTGACGATTGGTTGCTTTATGGTGGATCGGATGAACAAGAATCGAGTAACAATTTAGCTCAATTAAATGTTATTGATATTGAAGCATTTAAGCAGAAGTACAATATTCCAGATAGTGAAGATGCCGTTAAGTTTGTTCAAGCGCCAGCTAAGCCTTTCCCTATACAAAAAAGATATGTTCCAGTTAAAGCCTATTCAAAAATGGGAATGGATGGGTATTTCACAGATATGGGATACGATGGAAATGCTGGGGATGGCTATGTTCCAACTCATACAGCAGGTCCACGAGCCTATGGCATTAAAGGCACTGGCGACTCAATGTTTCCAGCAATTCGTAATGGCTGGTATGTTGTATGCGACCCTGATGCAGATCTTGTGCCGAATGAGTTTGTTCAGGTGTGCTTGAAGGATGGAAGATGCACAATTAAAGAATTTGTCGGCATCAATGGTGGGGTTTTAAGTTTGCTTTCTGTGAATGGTGGTGAGCGATTTTTCTTTGAAATGGACGAAGTTGAAAGTATTACCGCTATTACAGATATCGTGCCGCCAAGTCAGCACAGACAAGAACATCCTTATTCGCATTAATCACAGGAAGACTTATGGACAATTCAAAACGACCAATCAACCAGATTATTGCTCGCATCAATGATGCTGCGAAACATGGTGAAGCTTTGGTGCTAACAGCCGAAGAAGTGAAGATCCTCTCAAAGGACATTGGTGATAAAGTCTTTATTCCAGTCCTTACAAATGAACAAGTAGTGCAGTTGGTAAAAGAAGGAAAGCTTGGGCAGAAAATTAACAACACCAAAGATTAATAAGTTGTGAACCCGACACAGTACTTTAGAGCGATTCGGGAGGAGGAAATAATGAGTAAAACAGTAGTAAAAGACAAAACAGTACACTACAAAAAAGTAGATTTTCTAAAAGGCGCCAATCTAGGTCAATTACTAAAAGCACAATTGCTGGATAAGGATTCTTTTTACTATAAAGCCATAAATCGTCAACAATTTGTCTCCGCAACAAAAGATGATTTTATTCTAATTAATCATGCTAGTTCACACCAAAGCATGTTCTTTGGCGAGTTGATTATTGTTGAGTCAGGCAAAGCTCAGGCTGTATTAAAGATAGACAGTGATGATGCTACTGAATTTCCCATTAAAACCTATTTAACAGATGATCTGCCAGATGATGAAGATGGCGTTGACGCTACAGAGGTTGTAAGAAAAGAGTTTATTGATAGTGTTCTTTACTTTGGTGTTATTGATAACCATGTCGCAATCATTCAATCAAGATCACTTACCGCTAGAACCTTGGAGTCATATTTGGGCTGGCTTTTGGGTGAAGCAGCCAAAGCATTGCCAGAGAATAGTGCATTAATATTAAAAGATGCTCCAAATCCCACTGTTAAGCAAAAGCTTGAATCAACTCCAGCTAAAACTATTTCAATCTCATCTGGCATTGGGTCAACAGAACTTCAACCTGTTCATACTGTCGAATCAAGCATACCTGCGAAAATTGACTATAAAATTGAAGATAATGTGGTTGATGTGCTTAAGTCAGCTTTTGGAGTTGATTTAGAAAATTTAAAACTAGAGGATGGGCTTGATGACGCAAACCTAAAGTTAAAATTAACACTTACATACAACCGCAAAACCTCAAAAAGTGGGCAAAAAGTTATTGATACTGTAGCTTCATCCATGCGACATAATGATGATTATGTTATTACTCTTGAGGATGGGACCAAGGTTACGGCTGATAATCTAAAAATGAGCGGCAAGATTTCAGTTGAAACAATCAATAATAAAGTTTATAACGACGGCCTAAAAGTTCAATTGTATAATTGGATGACTACCAATATAAATTTTGGTGACTAATATGGCTAAACGCTACTTACCCTTCTACAATAATGCTAGATTTATCGCACTAGTGTTAGTCGGTCTGTTTGCTATATTTTCAATAATTTTTAAATATTTAGAGTTAAATATTACAATAAATCTGGTTCAATTTTCATTTGTACTGCTTCTCCCTTTAAGTCAAATTTATTTGGCTTATAAAGGTATGCTCGATGCATTAAAGCTTGATGGTTTAAATCAGTCAGAACGAGATAGGTTGACTTCAACTGTGGACATAAGAAGTAAGTCATCTTTATATGTGGCTATGCTTTTTATTATTCTTGTTTTTAGTATGTATATACTTAATTTATTAGGCTTACTTTCAGCTAAGCATCTTTTAGCTCTAATACTTTCTGTTGGACTCACCTCAATTTTTAGCTTCTTCTTAGCTTGGTCTGACTTAAGAGAAATCTCTTTGCTTGAAAAAACATTAAAAGATCGCAAAGAATCAAGAGAGGCAAAAGCAAAAGTATTGAGCAATAAGTAAAAAGCGATCCAATTCATCTAATCTACCCACCACCACGGTGGGTTTTCTTTTTTAATATATTCAAATTTTCCCTGATATTATGGGATTAAGACTTTGTGCCAACATTGATCTTAAATAACCATTAATATCGGAGAAAATATGAAAACTGAAATCATAGAAGCTCTAGCGTTAGAGCTTACTAAGGCAACCATTGCTGATACTGATCCTTCAACCATCAATATAAAAAGTGCTGATCTTTGGGTTAAAACCTACCAGGAATCACTGAAAGCGGTAGAAGAAGCTTTAAAAGAACTTAAGCCAAAGCCTAAAGCCACATCAAAACCCATTTCAGGAATGAGCTAACCCTGATTACTCACACTCTACTATACTTACCTTGCAGTTATTCTTGGTGGCAAAGTCATCAAGAATAGCTTTCAGCGCATACGCGTTCCGAAGCGTGCACTCTATTTTGAAAGCGGCTGTGCAATCACCAAAAAGAATCTTTTCAGCACGATCAACTTTTTCTTCTAGTTGATCAATATTACTTTCCTGAAGCAGTAGTTTCTCAACCATCTGCTTGCGCCATTCAAACATTTCTTCGCCTAGACTCATTTCTATCACCTTTGATAGTTGGGTTTTCTTTTGTCTATTAAAGCATGAATTATAGTTAATAAAAAGATTAACCATTGTTAACTTTTCTCTTGACTAAAAAATTAACCATAGTTAATATAAATCTCGTAGACAACAAAAAAGCACATCGACTCTCTTACCTTCCGATGTGCTTTTGCAAACTGCGAGATCAATTATGAACGTAAAAGCTACCCCTTTCAACTCATTTGCATTTGTCAGCATGGCTGCTCTTGCAATCTCTGGTGGTTCTTTAGTTGCTTGCCAATTGCAACCAGCTTTCCAAACAAAAGACGCACCTACTCTTTTTACACCTAAAACTCAACCAAGTACTTACAGCGTGTTAACCGCAAAAATCACAGGTAAGCATTCTGGAGTTGCTGTAATTAAATTAGATAGCTTCCGTTTAAACGTTAGCTTTGATTTTGAAGCTCATCCAGACAGCTACGGCGTTCCGGGTTCTGAATTCACCACTGTTGATATTACCCAACTCACAGTAAATGAAATCACTGACATTAATGGTAAGTCATATAACGATTTCACCGAATTTGAAGACATCCGCAACATCAATAGCCTTCTAAAAGGCTTCATCGAACGTAACAAGTTGGTGGAGGCAGCCTAATGAAAGATTACAACTGCCCTACTTGCAAGAAGATGATTCCTGTTGACCGTTCAAAAATCAAAGCTGGTGATGAGGTTTCATTTTGCAGAGTAACCCAATCTTCTAAATCTGCTCGTTTTTCTTCAAAAGAAGGAATTGTCGATTGCCGTGAAGGTGATGTGGTTTTAGTTAAATATCGCAAAGAAATTATTCCTTTAAATATTAAGGACGTCTCACCTGTAGATGCTCCTAGCCCGCTTACGTATGCCTTTGTTGGTGCATGCGAATGTAAGGAGGCTGAACATGTCTAATTTCAAAAAGCACCCTGACGGCTATAAGTCTTTTTTAGGTCGTGATGATAAAGGGCTGTATTCAGTTCGCATCGGCTGGCAAGTGTACGCATCTAATGCTAATGGCTCAGTTCTTTACAAAGTTAAAGACGGATTTAAGACGCCTTTAAATGTGTTCAGGTTCCAAACTGACTATCCAAAAGTTTGGAATGAACTCACACAAGAAATTGATTTTCAGCGCAGAAAGCAGCTCGCTATAAAACTGCGTGAAACAAATATCCCTACCTATGACCGCAAAGCTTATAAAACTAAGCGCGGCTTCACTGGCTCAAGATAAGGATAATAAAAATGGCTCTACCGATTATTACTGCTGACCAAACTTTATTAGTTCAAGCAATTATTGTGTACCTATACGCTGATCCGGGTTTAGGTAAATCATCGATGGGCTTTACTGCGGAAAAAGCAATTTCTTTTGACTTTGACCGTGGTGCTCACCGTACTGGTGAATTACGTCGAGGTGCGGTTGTACAGGTTCAACAATGGAGTGATGTTGCAAACCTTACGCCGCAGGACTTAGCACCCTATAAAACCGTAGTCATTGATACCGTGGGTGCAATGCTTGAATGCATTAAAACCCACCTGTTACTTACGGCAAATAACCGTCAAAAAGATGGTTCTTTAAAGTTAAAGGCTCAAGGATTAGCGAACCAAACGTTCAAGCAATACATCAATACTTTGATCAGTTTAGGTAAAGACGTTGTTTTCATTGCACACGCTTCAGAAGATCAAAACGGTGATCAAATTATTTACCGACCAGATCTAGGTGGTAAAAACCGTAACGAGCTTTACCGTATCGCAGATGTGATGGGTTATCTAACAACTGTTACTACAGGTGAAGGTAAAAATGCCCGCGTTATTAATTTTAAACCCTCGCCTACACATCATGCGAAAAACTCAGGTGCTTTAGGTGGTGAAACTGGTGAAGTATGGGTACCAGATCTTAAAGCACATCCTACTTTCTTGGCTGACCTGATTACTCAAGCTAAAGATCACATTAACACCTTAACGCCTGCACAACTTGCAGCAGCTAAAGCCCAAGAAGAGCTAGAAAACTGGAAACAAAGCTGTGAAGAAGCTGAGCATGCAGGTGACCTTAATCAATTAACTGAGTCGCTTGATAAAGAACACATGTATTACCAGAACATGCGCCAAGCAATGTTAATGAGAGCTAAAGCATTGAATTGCACGTTTGATAAACAACGTGGCACTTGGATTAGTCCACCAGAATTTAACGGTATCTCAGATCAACAAAGAGATGAACTTCAAAACTTTATTGCTGAACGTGGCCTCGATGTAAAAACAGTTTGTGAGCACTTCGGCATAGATGCCCTGATCCAAATTGAAGCGGCAAAACTAACTGCAGTTAAACAAGAAATTGAAACCTTAGCGAAAACGGGGATGACAGCATGAAAATTCTAAATAAAGTTGAAGCCAAACTTGCTTGGGCCAACGGTGAATTACTTTTAGTAAATAATACTGAGCGTAATGGCTGGGAACCATTTAACCCTTATGACTTTGGCTTTGATGTTTTTGATAAATTCGAATTTCAATTAAAGCCTAGAACTATTTTTATTGGTGAATTTGAGGTACCAGAACCATTAAGAGTTGCGCCAGAAAAAGGTTCTACTTGCTCTTACCCTAGCCCAACTGTTGAATTAGGTGTGCAGCAGTTTAAGTGGAATGGATCTAAAGGACAATTGCGCATGCTCCAGCATGGCCAAGTTCACTCAAGTTTTGATAATGCATTTGCTCATTGCTGCGCGATTATTAAAATCAGCGGTGGTGAGTTTGCGGAAGACATTCTAAAACTTCTAAATAAGCCTACTGAAGAAGTCGAAGAAGAAAAGCCTTCAGAAAGTCATGCGGAATCTCTAAAAGTTAAAAATTCAAAACCAGAGGTTGTAGAAAAAGCACAAACAGCTGAGCCGGCTATTGAATCAGAAACCGCTGATTCAGAATATCAGAAGAAACTTGATACCCTGCTGCAACGAGTTAAGGACTCAAAAACACCAGACGAAGTAAATGCAGTTTATCGATATACACGCACTTGGTCTGATAAACAAATGGAGCCTTTGCTACTTGCAACTCACAAACGTCTTGAAGAGCTCGAAAAATCTAAGGCGCAAGCAACTGAACCACCTTCACTAATGGTCCAGATCCAAAACGCGCCCGACCTCACAACATTAGATGCTTTGGAAATAGATGTGGCCGCACGAGATCCACAGATTCAATCACGACTCATGGACTTTGTTAAGAAACGCCGCTTTGAATTAGAGAACCCTACATCTACGCCACTTCAAGAGGCTGAGCCTGATTATTTATTAGGAGACGGTTTCTAATATGAAAGATCAGTACAAGAAAGTGAGCCAAAAACACATGCTTGGTTTTATGTACTACTTGCAATTGCTGGGCTACGTAATAGTCCGGCAAGGCATGGATCAAGCGATGTTTCTAACCAAGCATTATGCGGTACCAGTCGCTTGGCGCCGCATAACGATCGACTATCACAACCGGTTAAATAAACCCGCGCAGCAGCTTTATAAAGAGTTTGTTGAATGGACTAAAGAAGAATATGCAGAGATGGTGGCTTAAATGACAGGTAATGAACGTATCCCTTTTGAATCACAATTCAAAACTACAGAAATTTTTAAACGTGAAAGTGCTATTCGTAAAAATGACATCCTAGCATTCAGTGAAACAATGAATGGCTATTTCAATATTGTAACTAATGATGCTTGGCAGTTATGGAATAAAGCCAAAGCCGAGACGGTGCCAGATACTCCCACCCCTAGTGTCACTCTAACTTGCGCTGAACTAAAAGAAGCCTTTGATTTTGGTGCGCCAGATGGGGAAAAAGATCAATTCCAGATGGAAACTGAAATGACCATCAAATGGCTCCAAGATGGTTATGACGGTGAAGGATACTACTGTTGGTATGCTGATTTACCTGAGGAAGGTTGCATTAAGTTGGGTGTTAGCGAATCGGGAGCTGAAGGATGAGTGAATCAACTTTATGGGCGGTTGCAATGCGACCTGAAGGTTACAGCCCTTTTAAGCAAACGCCAGCAGCTTCAAAAGAGATAGCTGAGCGAGCTGTTGAGCGTTATAGAAAAATGCATGAAAAGGAAGGCAACAACTTTTTCTTAGAAATTTTTGATGATGTTATCAAAGTTCAGAAATGGCACGGTTCCCGCAAAGATCATATTAAAAATCTATTTTATGTTGAGAGTTGGTTTAGTGAACCTATGTACCAATGCTTTGATTTGAAGACAGCTGAACGTGTTTTTAAATTTGATGAAATAGTAATTTGCTACAAGAAAGGCTCTGCCCCTCTTGTAACCAAAAGCTTTGATGAAGCAAAACTATTTTATGGATCTAGTGAGACGGGTTTTAAATATCAGATCCAGCCAATAGAACCACCTGAAAACCTTTTCAATTGGTTTCATCCAGATATTGAATTGTTTGACACCATTGAAGAAGGAGCTGAAGCCTATACAAGAGAACAGTGGGCACAACTTCAAATGAATCTTAGAGTTGAAATTGAAACTCAACTATTAGATTACGATGAAATACCAAATATACCGGAAGATGCAGTAGTTTGGCCAAACTGGAAGCCAGAACCGCCAGAACAAGGACTCTTTTTAATTGCAGCATTTGATTCAGAAGATGGCCCTGTACTTTGGTGGGCAAATCCTAAAGCGGAAAGTAAGGAGAAATAAATGTCACGTTTAACTAAATTAGATCGTATGACTCATGCAGAAAAAGAGGCTGCTAAGAAGGAATTTTGGGAAGCTGCTGATAATCAAACTTTTCCACCTGAAACAGTAGCTATTGTTATGCACGTATCCTTACCGTGGTTGCAGAAGAAAAGATGTGAAGGTGGCGGCATTCCATTCTCTAAACCTCATAAACGACAAGTAAATTATATGAAGTCTGATGTTTTGGCTTATATTGAACAAAACAAAATGGCACATACAGCATAAGCGGCTAAGTGCCGCTTTTTTAATCACCAAAAATAGACCTTTAATAGACTTAAACTTGAAAAATAGACCGTATTTATCAAAATAGACCATTAATAGACTATTTTTGTATTGCTAAAGATTGTGTAATATTGCATTGTATTGCTTTAATATAAATTATTAAAAATATTGATTTTTTAATATCGCTAGGTATTGCTTAATATTGCAATGTATTGCTAGAATTGAGAAAGACCCGCTGAACTTTAGGGTTCAAGGGTAACGACATGCAGCGGCATCTTCGGAGCATTTATTTTTAAATAAATACCTATAAATTCGAATTTTATTTTCAAATTAAAATACCTAGACAGACCTGTCAGTATATTTTTTATTCTCTTAACTAATTAGTTGTTCTTAAAAATTAAATACTCATTATTTTTTTAATTATTATTCATTTCTACGTAAACATTCCTCATACCATCCTGCTTGGAAATCTTCAATTGCTTGGCGTTTAAAGAAACTTGTCTTAAATACTTTGGCAGCATAAGCTGAGCTAATTAAGTCTTGATAAAGCTGCTTGGCTTTTTCATCTGCTAGCCCATCGGCAATTTGTTGTAAATCTTGTGCTGGTACTTTTTGCTGTCGTGCTTCCATCACGTTATAAGCGACCTTTTTTACGATATTACAAATATCCGGATCAGCTGTACTTTCATTAGCATAGCAACCGGTGGCAATAAAACTTAATAATAATATTTTAAATTTCATATCCCTATCCTATTATTCATCTTCCGTTCTTAAAAAAGTAATAGATGAGAAGACCTATTCCTTTCAAAATGTTCATCCAGGATTAATTACATAAAAATAAATGATCATGACCACAAGCAAGATGGAAGCAAGTGTTAAATAGGTGCCGACTGTATTAAAACTCTGTAAAAATTTTAAGATCTGCATTTCAAATCCAGAGAAAAGTTGAAGTAATTAACAGAAGAAATTTAGCACAACTAAATAATGCCAATCAATTCACACTTTTAAATTTTTAACGTGATTTAATTCAAATATTATTCATTACATTTTATCCCCAAAGTCCCTTTATAGTAGTCAGTTGCACTTTTCAAATCTGACAATAATTTTTCTTCAGTATACGGTTTTGGTGAAACTTTTATTAATGCAGGCATGTATTGTTTTTTATACACATCAGGATAGTCATGACATAAAATTTTAACTTTAACTTCTTGAGGGGTATTTGGATTATCTAACTGATCTAAAAATTCACCAATTTTTCGGTCCGACTCTTCAAATTGAGCTTTATAATCAATTTGAGGTGCCTCAGATTCTGCCTGTTTCGTACATGCGCTGAGCAATGCCACACATAACATCATTGTTAAAATTTTTAACTTCATAGATTTCACATTTTCATATTCATCTTTAAATATACTTATCCTGATTAAATGTAAATAAATACTGTAAATACGTAAAAAAGAAAAAATTATATGTAGACAGTTTCTCCTAACAACAAAACTATTTTTACTTGGTCTAATACATTAGAAGACTAATTTTTAATAATTTTTAAATTTCGGTGAAGCCATAGAAAAACAGGTATAATTTTACTCGACTGACCTCAAATCTTTGTTAGATTTCTCCATGAATGAATTAAGTTTTATTAGAAAAAATTTAAGATCTAGAAGACGAGCTTTAACCCAATTTGAGCAAAAACAGGCTCAGCTTAATGTTTTACATTGCCTAAATCACCTTCCTATTTTTCATTCATCAAAAAAAATCGGTTTATATCTGCATGCTTTCGGTGAAATCCATACCGATCTTCTTATCAAATTATGTTTTAAAAAGAACAAACAAGTTTATTTACCCATGATTTGTTCGATGAAGCAACGTTTAGTATGGGTAAAAATAAATAAAAACCAATATTTAAGTCGTCGTTTTTCTCATCACCCATTGGGAATGAAAGAACCTATGGCGACTCGCGGAAAACATGTAGCACAGCTTGATTTGCTACTTATGCCACTTTTAGCTTGCGATCACTATGGGACACGTATTGGTATGGGTGGTGGTTATTATGATCGTACATTAGCTAGTGCTAAACATAAGCCCTACCGTTTAGGATTGGCACATCAATTTCAATTTATTGAACACACTTTAGAACGTCAAAGTTGGGATCAACCATTAGATGGTTTACTGACTCCACAGCACTTTTATTATTTTAAAAGATGATTTTTATATAAAATTTATAAAATCTCCAATATATCCTTTTACTTTTTTAGCTCCTTAAAAAACGAAAAAGTAACCACCCTAAGGATGGTTACTTTGCCGTGACAGACCGTTTTACCAACTTATATTAACACGTCTATTTGGCGCTAAACATTGAATAAGTTGTGAACTATTGTTATCACTACACTGCTTGTATAAGTCGGTCTGGCTATTCGCCTGTATTTGTATACGGCTTGGTTCAACACCTTGTCGTACCAGTAACTTGGCAACCGTATTCGCTCGTTTAGATGATAACTCTTGGTTATAACTAAACTTACCCAATGGGTCTGTGAATCCAGAAACAATAATTGGGGTTGTTGTTGGACTTTTCTTAATTTGCTCAGCAATTTTCACAACGCTATTAGTACCTTCTTCAATCGCACTCGCATCAAATCGTTCAAAAGCAAATAGGACACTCGCTGTACGATCTGCAATTACAGTGCTACGTTCTGGTGCCTGATTATTTGCTCCCAAAACAACTAAACCTTCACACGCTTCACCCTTCCAAGATAAACGTTCTGCTAAATAGTGCTTATCAAAATCAATACGCAACTGGCAACGCTGGTATTGGTGTGTGTTGGGAACACGGATATCTAGCACATAGTTCCAAACTTTTACTGCAAAAAGCCCTTCACTAAATTGTGGATTGCCTAGTAAAGCTCGAATTTGATCTTTATTTAGTCCTGTATCTAAACGAGCAACATCTTGGTATTCATAACGTTTTACTTGTTTCAAATAACTCTTTTCAATCGCTGGAAAATGAATTTTCTGTTGCTGAGCCTGTTCATTTGCATAAGTTGTGACTGCGAAACCAGCAAAAGCTGCTACGACTAAGCTTTGGATTGTTTTGTTCATCTCTATAATCTCTTTAATCTGTCGAGCAAGGAGAGCATTGCCCTCCTAACCAGTTTCTTAATTAATCACACCACTAATACCAACGCGGACGCTTGGCTCACCTTGAGAAGCAGCTGCCACACCACCTGTAATTGACCAACGGCCATTGTCAGAGGTTTTGCGTAAGGTCACACCGACTGCGTTCTCACCACCATGATATGCAGCACCAACAGCATAGGTATATTTACCTGCTACAAACGGCGCATTTTCTAAGGCCATGGCAGCGGCAATACCTGCATTAGCTTTTTTCTCAACGTCATCAATACGTTTATTAGTGTCATAGAACACTTGTTGTAACTGATCACCCAGATTGGTAATTTTGTTACCCAATTCTTGGTTCGACTGGTTTAAGGTCCCAATCGCATCATTAATATTGTTCTTACCTGTACCACCAATATTGTTGGTTGTAATTGAGCCATCTTTAGGATCAATCGTAGTATTTCCACCAATACTGTTTTTGATGCTTTCTGAAATTTTATGGATTTGTCCACCATTTACAGCTTGGTTCGAACCAGCTTTAATCTCACCATCTTTAACACCTTGAACAACACGATCACCCTCTTTACCAGCCATATTAATGCTAGTACCGCCAGAATCTTTACCGACCGTGATTTCACCATTTGGTTTTTGCTGTTGAACTAACCCAGCTTTACCATTAGAAATGTTATCGATGTTATTCTGAATATTCTTAATATCATTCGAGTTCTTATCGACTTGATTTTGAACATTCCATAATTGACCACCATTCACGGCATCTTTAGAGCCCTCAGCAATTTTACCGTCAGCTACATTTTTCAGATTGGTACCTTTTTCTCCACCACCTAAAGTGACTGAGTTCTTGTCGACATTGCCATTTTTATCTTTGTCATACTGCACAGCATGATCAGAAAGCTTGCCAATATCTTTACCAATTTGATCTTTAACTTCGTTAATTTGCTTGTCTAATTGGCCTTTGTTCACCGCATCTTTTGCATTAATACCGTCTGCAACATTGGTAATTTGTTTACCACCTGCATTAATACCATTCACTGTGATGCTTGGCCCACCCTTAATGGTTAGACCTTGTTGATTTAAGACATGGCCCCCGACATTCACGCTATCGAACTTCACATCTTTTAACATCTCAATTTTGACACCATCTTCTGTGGTACGGGTAATGATGTTCTCGCCACTAGTTTTATCTTCAGCAGTTTCTGGATTAGCCCCACCCACAATATTGATAGTGTCACCAAGCTTACGGTGAACTGCTTTGCCTTGGGTTGTTTTCTGGTCATTCGCACCAAAATTTAGCCCTTTTTGAGTCAAGTCATTTACACCATTAGTGACTTTTTCATCTACAGACTTAATTGCGTCATTGATGTTATTTTTACCTGTTCCACCAATATTATTGGTCGTCAGACTACCATCCGGATTAACAACTGTATTTCCACCAATACTGTTTTTGATGCTATTAGAGATATGGTGAACCTGACCGCCATTTACAGCATCTTTAGAATTTTGTGCAATAACGCCATTAGCCACATCAGTAATTTTCTTACCGCCGGCATTAATGCCATCTTTAGTAATGCTTGGACCATCTTTAATGGTTAAGCCATTATTATTAAGTACGCTATCACCCGTGGTTACACTATTTAATGTCAGATCTTTTTTAGTCGACACTTCATAGTTTGTACTACCATCTTTATTAACAGTTTCTTTTACAACAATGTTGTCGCCTTCAGTTACAGTAGTCTTTGCTTTCTTAGCTGTATTTTTTACTTCGCTAATCGCATCATTGATGTTGTTTTTACCCGTTCCACCAATATTGCTAGTAGTCAGACTACCATCCGGATTAACAACGGTATTTCCACCAATACTGTTTTTAATACTGTTTGAAATATTGTGAATTTGGCTACCATTTACTGCTTCTTTTGAAGTCGATGAAATGTGGCCTGCTTTCACATTATCTAAAACCGTACCATCCTTGCCTTTTAAGGTAACTTTATCTTTGGTCTTGGCATCATCGTATTTCACCGCAGCATCATCGGTTGCATTTTGCTTGGCAGCAAGATTGTCCAACTGACTCTTATTCACTGCATCTTTAGCATTGATACCATCAGCCACATTGGTAATTTTCTTACCGCCGGCATTAATGCCATCTTTAGTAATGCTTGGGCCTTCTTTAATCGTCAAACCATTCGTATTTAATGTGGTGTTGCCAGTGGTAACACTGTCAAACTTCGAGTCTTTTAACAGTTCAATCTGAATACCATCTTTGGTAGTACGGGTAATAACGTTCTCACCGCTGGTCTTAGCCACCGGAGTTGACGCAGCTGCACCACCTACAATATTAAGCTTCTCACCAAGTTTACGATGTACATCTGCACCGCTATTACCAGCAAAGTTCAAGCCTTTGTTTTCAAGCTCAGTCTTGGTGCTATCAATTTTGGTATTCAGCTCAGTTTTGGTGTTACCAATCGTGTTGTTTAACTCAGTTTTAGTATCGTTAATCTGAGTTGTTAACTGATCCTTGGTATTATTTAACTTAGTGTTGGTATCAGCAATCTGGTCACCAAGGTCTTTCTTGGCATCATTCAGATTCTTGTTGGTATCAGCGATTTGATTACCTAAATCTTTTTTCGCATCATTTAACTGATTATTGGTATCAGTGATTCTGCCATTCAAGTTATCTTTGACTTTGGTGAGCTGATCAACATTTACTGCATCTTTGGCATTGATACCATCAGCTACATTGGTAATTTTCTTACCACCTGCATTGATGCCTTCTTTGGTAATGCTTGGACCTTCTTTAATAGTCAAACCATTATTATTAAGTACGCTGTCACCTGTGGTTACACTATTTAATGTCAGATCTTTTTTAGTCGACACTTCGTAGTTAGTGCTGCCATCTTTATTAACAGTTTCTTTTACAACAATGTTGTCGCCTTCAGTTACAGTAGTCTTTGCTTTCTTAGCTGTATTTTTTACTTCGCTAATCGCATCATTGATGTTGTTTTTACCCGTTCCACCAATGTTATTGGTCGTCAGACTACCATCCGGATTAACAACGGTATTTCCACCAATACTGTTTTTAATACTGTTTGAAATATTGTGAATTTGGCTACCATTTACTGCTTCTTTTGAAGTCGATGAAATGTGGCCTGCTTTCACATTATCTAAAACCGTACCATCCTTGCCTTTTAAGGTAACTTTATCTTTGGTCTTGGCATCATCGTATTTCACCGCAGCATCATCGGTTGCATTTTGCTTGGCAGCAAGATTGTCCAACTGAGTCTTATTCACTGCATCTTTGGCATTGATACCATCAGCCACATTGGTAATTTTCTTACCGCCGGCATTAATGCCATCTTTAGTAATGCTTGGGCCTTCTTTAATCGTCAAACCATTCGTATTTAATGTGGTGTTGCCAGTGGTAACACTGTCAAACTTCGAGTCTTTTAACAGTTCAATCTGAATGCCATCTTTGGTAGTACGGGTAATAACGTTCTCACCGCTGGTCTTAGCCGTCGGAGTTGAAGCAGCTGCACCACCTACAATATTAAGCTTGTCACCAAGTTTACGGTGGACATCACTCCCGCTATTGCCAGCAAAGTTCAAGCCTTTGTTTTCAAGCTCAGTCTTGGTGTTACCAATCGTGTTGTTTAACTCAGTTTTAGTGTCGTTAATCTGAGTTGTGAGCTGATCCTTGGTATTATTTAACTTGGTGTTGGTATCAGTAATCTGGTCACCAAGGTCTTTCTTGGCATCATTCAAATTCTTGTTGGTATCCGCGATCTGGTTTCCTAAATCTTTTTTCGCATCATTTAACTGATTATTGGTATCAGTGATTCTGCCATTTAAGTTCTCTTTGACTTTAGTGAGCTGATCAACATTTACTGCATCTTTGGCATTGATACCATCAGCTACATTGGTAATCTGTTTGCTACCAGCATTAATGCCCTGTTTGGTAATGCTTGGGCCTTCTTTAATAGTCAAACCATTCGTATTTAAGGTGGTGTTGCCAGTAGTCACACTGTCAAACTTCGAGTCTTTTAACAGTTCAATCTGAATACCATCTTGAGTTGTGCGAGTAATAATATTTTCACCGCTGGTTTTAGCCGCCGGAGTTGACGCAGCTGCACCACCTACAATATTAAGCTTGTCACCAAGTTTACGATGTACATCTGCACCGCTGTTACCAGCAAAGTTCAAGCCTTTGTTTTCAAGCTCTGTCTTGGTGTTGTCAATTTTGGTATTTAGTTCAGTTTTCGTATTACCAATCGTGTTGTTTAACTCAGTTTTAGTGTCGTTAATCTGAGTTGTTAACTGATCTTTAGTGGTATTTAACTTGGTGTTGGTATCAGTAATCTGGATACCAAGGTCTTTCTTGGCATCATTCAGATTCTTGTTTGTATCTGTGATCTGATTACCTAGATTCGTTTTTGTATCATCTAACTTCTGATTCAGGTTAGTAATATTCTGGGTATTCTTACCAATATTGCTCGTATTTTGATTAACACGACTATCAACATTTTTAAGCTGGCGTACTGTTACTGCATCTGAGTCAGCTGAGCCATCTTCTACATTGGTAATACGGCGTTCTTTTCCAGCCGACCCAACAGAAATCACACCATTAGATTGAGAAGCATCACGATTAGTCAGGAAAGAAGTTCCTGTTGCTTCTGTCGCTACAGCATCTTGGCCTAAAGCAACACTATTTTTGGCTTCTACTTTACTGCGTGCGCCTAAAGCAACACCACCTTCAACTAATGACTGAGCACCTTGGCCAACTGCAACTGCATTTTCTTGATCGGCAATTGCACCGCCACCAATCGCTGCAGCATTTTTACCCGTGGCTTTAGCACCACCACCTACAGCAGCAGCATTTTCATTTGTAGCCTCAGCTCCTTTACCAATTGCTGCTGAATTATCACCTGTTGCCTGCGCACCACTACCAATTGCTGCAGAACTGTTCCCAGTCGCTTTTGCTCCTTCACCCGGTTTATTACCAGAGCCAATTGCTGTTGAATTTGTACCCGATGCCAATGAGTTAATACCCATTGCCGATGCGCCATCACCTGTTGCTTGTGCAACAGCACCGAATGCAGCGGCACCTTTACCCGAAGCATTTGACATGACGCCAAAAGCAGAAGAAGCATCACCAGTTGCTTTAGAGGTCATACCAAAAGCAGAAGAAAACGCTCCTGTACCTACAGCTTGAACCCCAACAGCAGTTGAACCATGATTCGCTTCGGTTGTTGGATATTTACCTGCCTGTAAAGTACCACCAGTAATTTCCGTATAGGTATTACTTAATTCCGTATCACGTGCGATTTTATCGACATCATCACCACCAATTGCAACAGAAGAGTTCCCTTTTGCAATCACGTCGGCACCAATTGCTACTGACTGATCCCCAATTGCTTTCGTCTGATCACCAATCGCAACAGATTGGTTACTATTGACCCCTTCGGCACCTTGAGTCGATGCATTACGACCTATAGCAACATCCCCACGTCCTACAGTTTGGCTACTACTTCCCATTGCAATAGCACCAGAACCTATTGCCTGTGCACTACCCCCAATCGCCATTGCCTCACGACCAGCAGCAGAAGCATTTACCCCTACAGCAATAGCATTACGACCAGTCGCACCATCATTTTCAAAGTTACCACCTTGCTGACCATTGTCATTAATACTGACATAATGGGTACGAGCAGCTTTTAACTGACGCACAGTTGCAGCATCAGAATCTGCTGCACCATCTGCTACGTTTTGAATACGGCGTTCCGTTCCAATATCTCCGATTGACAAAACACCTGTTGGTGCTGATTGTTTAGTCAAGTAACTTTCACCAGTTGCTTGACTGGCTTTTGAATCTTTACCTAAAGCAATACTGTTTTCCGCTTCAGAACGGGCACCTTTACCAATTGCTACGCCGCCTTCAAAGCTAGCTTCTGCTTGGTCCCCAATAACAACTGCATTATCTTTTTGTGCCTTTGCACCGGTACCAATTGCGACAGACTTTTTACCTTTAGACTCTGAAAATGCACCAATTGCTAAAGCATTTTCTTCAGTAGCAACCGCACCTCCACCAAATGCAATCGAGTCTTTACCCGTTGCTTTAGTAGCCATTTTTGGTTGATAAGCAGCGCCTACCTGCCCAGCAACAGGGTCAGCATTTTCAATATCTGGTGAGCCAATCGCAATTGAACGGTAACCTTCTGCAGTGGCTGAATGCCCTATGGCTAAAGAACCTTTACCCGTCGCAGCAGCAACATTACCAATAGCTTGTGAGAAGTCGGCTGTCGCTGCAGATTGACGACCAACTGCAAGAGCAGTATTTCCAGAAGATAAAGCACCCGTACCAATTGCCACACCTGAAATACCTTGAGTCGTCGCATAAGAACCAATTGCTGTTCCTAGGCCTTTCTCAACTACAGCCCCCGTACCAACACTGATTGCTCCGCCTTGTTTCATTGCGCCAGCATAAGCACCGGTAGAATTATTATATGGATTATTACGATTTGCGATGTTAGAGCCAGTTCGGTCTTGAGTTTGTGCCCCGCAGCCAATAGCAATATCTTTTTGATTAGCCGTATTAGCGCTTCCTTCACGACATGAAGTTGTACCAGAAATAGATGTTCCTTGGCCTATTCCCCCTTCGGTATTTGTCCCAGCAAAAGCATTTGGAGCAAAACAAATTACACCCGATAAAACTGCCGCTGATACATTTAAAGTTTTTGATTTAGTCTTTGTTTTACTTTTTGCAATTTCAGAGGTTGCAACCCATGCTCCAATCGAAGCATTCCAAATGACCTTGTAAACTTTATTCATAAAACTTCTCAGACAAATACCGAACTCAACGACCAATAAAAATGTACAAATACATTTTTAAAATTTTTGGCCCCAAAAAAAGAGGCGGCATCCTAATTGAATAAATTTAAAGGGTAAATATAAAACCGAAATAATGATAAGAAAATTTGTGATTTCAATCACAAAATATATTTTTATAATTAATTTTAAGTTTTTGAATTTATTAATAAAAATTTAAATTATAAATATTATGTGTTGTTTTTGTTAATAATAAGTAATTTTATTTTAAAATAGAATAATAGCTCTAAATAAATGTTTATTTTTTATCAAATTAATTAAATATAAATATTTTTAAAAATCAATTTTACTTTAAAAAAATAGAATATTAGCTCTAAAAAATAATATCTAATTTTATTTAAAATATATTATAAAAATACAGGTGTATATTATAAATTATAGTGTGATTATTCTAATATAAGACAAATGATATAAATAATTAATATTTAAATATACTTAATAAAAATATGTATTTTAAAATTAAAACTAAACAAATAATTTTACTTACAAACAAGTCTTGCTCCAGTAAGAGAAGAAGAATTATTAAGTAAAAATGAGTAGCCGCTCTACAAAATTTTATTCTTCTTAAGAATTAATCTATTGATTCATAACATTTTTAAAAAAAAGTTGACTAAATTAGTCCTTTTTTCAACATTTTCTATTGTCATGCCCTTGTAATTTTTAAAATACACATCACTATAAAAAACATGGCAACCTCGTTGTCACTCATTAGGAGTGCCCATGTCTGAACTTATTATGAATGAAAAAACTGACTTAGAGCCTCAGGTTCCAAGTGTATTACCACTATTAGCCTTACGTGATGTGGTGGTTTATCCACACATGCAGATTGCGCTATTTGTGGGTCGTGAAAAATCGATCAATGCAGTTGATGTGGCTCGTAACAGTGACAATTTAGTATTTGTAGTTGCGCAAAAAGATTCGCTTACAGAAGAAATTGATCACGACAATTTATACCAGTACGGTACAGTCGCTAAGATTGTACAAGTAGTTAATCATGAAAATGATGAAAACTGCATTAAAGTACTTATTGAAGGCTTACATCGTTCTAAGTTGAAAAAAATTATCGATGAAGATAGTTATTTGACTGCCGAACATGAATTAAGTCCAATGACGATTAATGTAGATAAGGCAACGCAAGAAACTCGTTTACAAGAGTTACGTAATTTATTTGCTCAATATGCAGAAGCAAAATTACGTAATGCACGTGAACTGGTTGCTGCTGCCAACAAAATCGAAGACTTATTGCAATTGATGTTCTTCGTAGCAACTCGTGTGCCTCTAAATATTGAAATTAAGCAGAAATTTTTAGAGTACGATGAGTTTGAAGCTCATTTGCAAGAGTTGATGAACTACTTGATGAATCAATCTGCTGAACAGCAAATTGAGCAAACTTTACATGACAGCGTAAAACGCCAAATGGAAAAGAACCAACGTGAATACTTTCTAAATGAAAAAATGAAAGTCATTCAACGTGAACTTTCCGATATGAATGGCGGTGCTGAAGATGACGTTGCTGAAATAGAGAAACGTCTTGCTGAAGCTGATTTACCTGAACACGTACGTAAAAAAGCCGAAGCTGAGTTCCGTAAACTTAAAGCAATGCAGCCTGCATCTAGTGAAGCTGCTGTGGTACGTAACTATCTAGAAGTGATTCTAGATACGCCATGGAACAAAGCGAGCAAAGTCAGTATTAACCTGAACAAAGCGCAAGAGATTCTTGATGCCGATCATTATGGTCTTGATGACGTTAAAGATCGTATTGTTGAATACCTAGCTGTTCAATCACGTGTGAAAAAACTCAAAGGCCCTATCCTTTGCTTGGTTGGACCTCCAGGGGTTGGTAAAACTTCACTTGGTGAATCAGTAGCGAAAGCAACAGGTCGTGAATTTGTTCGCATGGCGCTTGGTGGCGTACGTGATGAAGCAGAAATTCGTGGACACCGTCGTACTTATATTGGTGCGATGCCAGGTAAAATCGTGCAGTCTTTAACAAAAGTTGGTGTGAAGAACCCATTGTTCTTACTCGACGAAATTGACAAGATGGCACAAGACTACCGTGGTGATCCTGCTTCTGCTTTGCTTGAAGTGCTTGATCCATCACAAAACAGTAAGTTCAACGATCACTATTTAGATCTTGATCTTGACCTTTCTGAAGTGATGTTCATCTGTACTGCAAACAGCATGAATATTCCAGAAGCCTTGTTGGACCGTATGGAGGTTATTCGTCTACCGGGTTATACCGAAGATGAAAAAGTTAACATTGCTGAGCGTTACCTTGTTCCTAAAGCAATTAAGAACAATGGTCTACGTCCAAAAGAGTTAACTATTCATGAAGAAGCGATCCGTGACATTGTTCAACGCTATACACGTGAAGCTGGCGTACGTAATTTAGAACGTGAAGTTTCTAAAATTGCACGTAAAGTCGTAAAAGAAGCGGTAAGTAAAAAATCTAAAAACTTACAGCTTGACGTTACCTCTGCCAATCTTCCTGAATACCTAGGTCCACATAAATTTGACTTTGGTATGGCCGAAGATGAAGCACAAGTAGGCCGTGTAAATGGCTTGGCATGGACTTCTGTAGGGGGTGAATTGCTTACTATTGAAGTTGCCGCAGTTAAAGGTAAAGGTAAATTCATTACAACCGGTTCACTCGGTGATGTAATGAAAGAATCAATTACCACCGCAATGACTGTAGTACGCACACGCGCCGATGAACTTGGAATTGAAGCATCTCGCTTTGAAGAAACTGATGTACACGTTCACTTACCTGAAGGTGCAACTCCAAAAGATGGTCCATCTGCTGGTTTGGCATTAACAACTGCACTTGTATCAGCATTTACTGGAATTGCGATTCGACCAGATATTGCAATGACAGGTGAAACAAGTCTAGGTGGTCGTGCGATGCGTATCGGTGGCTTGAAAGAGAAACTTCTTGCTGCACATCGTGGTGGAATCAAGCTCGTCTTTATTCCTCAAGATAACGTTCGTGATTTGGCAGAAATTCCAGACAATGTGAAAGAAGGATTAGAAATCAAAGCTGTGAAAAGCATTGATGAAATCTTACCTTTAGCATTAACTTCGATGCCAAAGCCTTTACCTAAAACACCGATTGTAAAACCGGTGGAAGGCTCAAAAGCAGCGCGTCACTAATTCACATATAAAAAAAGAGGGCTTCGGCTCTCTTTTTTTTGTTACACAATTTGATTGAAAAATATCCAACCATCCTCATAATAAGAAGTAAGAGTAATTAATTCTACTCTGTACACGATAAAAATAGATAACTCATTGAAATAATGTCATAATAATTGTTTTCTAACGACGAAT